TTATTCAATCTGATAAATAGTATTAAGTATTAAACAACGGATATTTTATGAAACTTTATAAATTTTTAACAGAAGCAATAAACTATGCAGAACCAGATCCCAAACCAGAACAAGATATCGTAGATAAGTTTGCTGGTGTAAGTGATAGTCAAAGATCATACTACATATACCATTGGGCAAAAGACAAAGGCATGGACACTGATGAGGCTATGTTTAAAGCAGGCTATGTACAAGATGGTTACTTAGGTGCTGGTGCCTGGAACTGGCGTTATGTAGGTATGGGCGAAAGTATTCAGGAAGGCGAAGAAAGAAGTATTATACAAGATGCAGTAGTAGATCATTTAATAGACACATTTGGTGGTCAAAATTGGATGATATTTGCTGATACTAGAGAACAACTAGAAGCAAAAATGTATGATGAGATTGAAACGTTAAGTGTAGAAGAAGTAGTAGATTCAAGTATGGAAGTAGGTGGACAACCAATTGGTAACTTTGCTAGTGGTAGAGTATTAGATGTTATAGATAGCAGTAGTGCTATTGAAAGTGCAATGCAACATGTAGAAGGATTAGACGAAGGCAAAAGTCCACACAAGAAAGGTTCAGCAAAATACAAAAAACACATGGCGGCAATGCATGCCGAAGATGTAAATGACAGTGGTATGATTGGCAAGCCTGATTCATACTATGATGAAGAAGATCGTAAAGAAGCATACAACGAATTACAAGATGCATTAGATCAATGTCGTGGTGTTGAAGCAGAATATGTTAAAGATGGAATATGTCCTAATTGTGCAGGTAGCAGTTATATTGATGGCGACTACGATGAAGAAGAAGATAGTTGCGATGGTTGGGGCAATTACGGATGTGACGAAGGTGAAATGGAATACATGAATGATTCCGTGAGTTGGAAACAAATTATGGACCATGATAAAAAACAAGAACAAAAAGCCAACAGAGGCCCTGCTCCAGATAAAGAAACAGTAATGAAAGTACTACCACGTTTACATGATGACTATGTTAAGAGTGGAAGATTTAATGCTATGGAACTACCTGGCATACTTAGACAAATGTATCCAGAGTTAGGAAAAAGAGAAGCCGCTGGTTATACAGCAGAGTTTTTCAAAACCTTCAAAGAACATGCAGAATTACAAAGATTAGCAGGTATGGAAGAATCTGTACCTTACAGTAAAAGTACTGAAAAAGATTTAGCAGATAAAATGTTTAAAGCGGCAGATGAAAGAAAACGTAAAGAAAAAGATGCCGAACATGATAAAAAACAAAAAGTTAAAGAAGACGACAGTGGTGAGGCAATAGTTGCCAAGATGCTTGCCAAAGCATTAGGTGATGAAAATCGTTGGACCGACATGTCAGCACCTGAACTACATGCAGAACTTGAAAGTGAAAACACATACTTAGCAGATATGATTAAATATCTTGCAAAAATGTTATATGATGTTAAACTATCTGAAAGAGCATACAAAGATGTTGGTGTAGCAGATGTTGTTAAAGATCAAAGAGGCAAAGAATTTAAATTTGATAAGAACACTAAGAAGTTTAAATCACAAGATGGCGAAGAAGCAGATGTTAGCACTAAGTTGGGCAAAGACTTAATGAGACTTAGGAAGAATCACATGAAGAGAACCTCGCCAAGTTATCCTAAAAAGCATAAAGTAATGGCTTCTATTGAAGAAGCATATGGCGATGCCCATGAGATAACATTAGAAGATAACGAAGATTTCAATGATGTATTCGGAGTACTAGGCTACAGTTTATGTGAAGTAGATACATTCGAAGCAGAATACCAAGGACGTAAAGTAAAACTAAACAAACCTATGCAAGGTGATGTTAAGAAGTTTAAAGTTTATGTCAAAGATCCTAAAACAGGAAATGTTAAAAAAGTAAACTTTGGACACGGCGGTAGTAGTGTTAAAGGTAAAGCAATGAAGATTCGTAAGTCTAATCCTAAGGCTCGTAAGAGTTTTAGAGCAAGACATAATTGTGATAATCCAGGACCTAAGACAAAAGCAAGGTACTGGAGTTGTCGTAAGTGGTAGATCATGATGCTTGATAACGAAAAAATATTTGATCTAGATGCGCCAGATAAAGAATACACATGGCATAAAGATAAAACCACTAGGTTTATGAAAGTTATCGAAGGTTTAGGATGGAAGTTCCAATATTCAAAAGAAGAACCAAAAGATATTAGACCAGGAACAACTATACACATCAATAAAAATTGTTTTCACAGACTTATCAAAGGCAATACCCCACTTAAAGTAAGAATAGTTGAATTATGAAAAAGGTAGTTATATACCCAGGTAGATTCCAACCTATGCTACCGCATCATGCAGAAGTATACAAAAAGTTACAGGCACAATTTCCTGATGCTGATGTATATGTAGCAACATCAGATAAGGTTGAAATGCCTAAGTCACCATTTAATTTTAAAGAAAAAGCAGAAATTATGACACAATTACATGATATTCCTGCTGATAAAATTATACAAGCAAAAGTACCTTACTTAGTAGATTCTTATACAAAAGCATTTGATCAAGAAAATACCATGGTTATATTTGCTGTTGGTGAGAAAGACACTGATAGATTTCCTATGTCAAACGTAGATACAGAGACAGGTTTAGATATGAAAGTACGCGGGGAACCTGGTCCAAAGTTCTATCAAATGATAAATACATTAGAGAAACATCCTGCTTTGCCAATGTCGCAAAGAGGATACATATATGTAGCACCCAATATTGATAAGGGTGATGTAGTAGCAAGTGCAAGTGCTTTTAGAAATGCGTTTAATAGTGCTACTGATAATGAACATAAAAAAGAAATTTTTGTCAAATATATGGGAACATTTAACCAAGGTATATTTGACTTACTAAAAAATAAAGCAGAGAAAAAAATGAGCGAAGAATTAAACATAATGAAATACTTAGCAGGCATGCTTCAAGAAGCACCTATGGATTATTCAGATAATGACGATAGAGATATAGACGATACTGATGACGATGGGTACAAGCCAGGGTTTGCACAAAAGAATATGATTACTCAATTGGGTAAAGTAGCAGACAGTGAAGATGCAAGTAAAGATGCTGAAGTAATGAAAGTTAAGAAGTTTGATAAAATTACATCTGTAACTACTGATGATGGTGATACACATGAAGTTAGTGGTGCTGAAGCAGATGCTTTAATTAAAATGTTTAACATGCTTAGTTCTCAAAGAGCAGGTGAAGAAGAATCACCTAGAGAAAAATTTAACAGAACAATACAAAAAAGTCAAGGCTTAACACAAATGTTAGATTTTGCTAAAGCAAAAGGTTTAGTAAAAGAAGAAAGTGCTGAACTACCTACATTAGACTTAGCAGATATTAGATCTGACTACCAGCCTGAATTAGAAGAAGGTGGTGATTGCTATCACTGTGATGGCAAAGATCCAGACTGTGAACATTGTAGTGGTGATGGGTATGTTAAGTTTGATGACGATCCACAAGAGCCAAGCCAAGAAGAAATGGACAAACATGCTAAAAAAGAAAGTGCTCCATTTGGTGAACCAAGTCAGCAAGACATGATGGCAGATAAATTGATGTCAGCATACGAAAAAGGTGAAGAAGCATTAGCGAAAGCCATGGGTTTAAGTCTAGAAGAATTAGACCAAGAAATGACTGAGTATGCAATGGATCATAATTTACACATGGACGACGACAGAGATGAAGTAGTTCAAGGCTATATCGAAGATGTAGTTAGTAGTGCAGATTATAAAGACCACGGTGAATACGAAAGCATAGAAGAAAAAGAGTTAGAAACACTTAAAAAGTTAGCAGGATTAAATTAAATTTAATTTACACTATATATAAATAGTGTTATGGCTTTCACAGTAGTACCCGATAACAGAATTTATTACGACATGGTAGAAGAATCACAAATCAGTGATTTCTTTGAATTCCTATATTTAGATCACTTACCAATCTTAGATAGAGGTTACTATCTAAATATAAAAGATGATGTATATTCAAATAATTGGCAAGGCCCTATACATCAAATACCTATATGGCATAGTGTACCTGGTCATGTTGAACCTAGAAGAAAAACCAAAACAATATCATTAAATGATATTAAACCCAGTGATCAATTACAAATTTTACATTTTACATGGCATACTCATTCTTTTACTCATTACGAAGAAAATACAACTTATCTCCAAGACGTAGTTGATGCTGTTAAACATTGTCCTAATATAAAAATTGTTTTTACAAATATTTGGGACGTTTGGTCAACTACTATTGTGTTAGATGATAAAGAAGTAAATCTTATTAAATGGTTATGCGATATATTAAAGCCTGTACAACAAAATGTTTTCTTTATGATTGGTAATAAAATTGTAGTGGATTTAATAAACAAATACTTACCTAATACTAATGCTGTGTTTAATTTGGTATACTTTAGAAATACTGTAAATTTAAATAATGCATTTGTACCAAGTACAGAATTTAGATCTAAGCATTTTGTATGCTTAAATAATCGTATAAAAAAACATAGATTAGAAGTATTTAATGTACTTGATCCTAATAAATCTGTTAGAAGTTTTGTAGAAAATGGTATATTACTAGATTCAGAACAGGTGAATGGTTGGGAATGGTGGACAGGACTAAATGGTCATTACCAAGATAGTGTTATTAGTATTTCTACAGAAACATGTTTTAGAAAAAAACAGTCAGAGTCTGCATCATATGTAGACTTTGGTAATTTTGAAGGTAGATTAAGTGATTGGTATAACGAAGGATTTTACACAGAAAAAACTATAAAATCGTTTGTAGCAAGACAAATACTTTTTGTAGTTGGTACATATCATATACATAAGGTTATTAAAGATTGTGGTTTTAGATTATGTGAAGATTTTATAGATTACAGTTTCGATAACATAGAAGATGATGATAAACGGTTAGATGCTATAAAAACTGAAATAAAAAGATTACAAGATATAGACATAGAAGTGATAAATAAGTATTACTACAGTGATCAATGTCAAGAAATTTTAGATCATAATTACGAACTTTGTAAAAAGTATAGTAAATTTAACTTTAACACTTATATATTAGGTAGAAGTAATGGAACAAGATAGAACAAAATTAAACTTTAAATCTGCAGGTGCAAAAGCAGATGCTAACAGAGATGCTAAACAAGGAAGACAATTTGGTATTGGTAACTTCTTTGCTTGGGCAATGGAAAAATATCCCAAAATGACATTAGGTCAACTAGAAATGAGAATGCCTCAACTTGAAAGAGAGTATGGGCAGGAAAAGGCTATGCGTAAAGCAGAACCTGATATGAAACCTAGTGTAAACTCAGCATTTGATGACCGCGGTGAAGAAATGAAAGCAAAAGGTCTAGAAAGTATTCAAAGAATAAAAGAACTTGCTGGACTTCCATTAAATGAAGAAGAAGTTGAAAAGATTGCTGTTGGTCATGTTGATAATGAATCAGATATGTTAAGAAAGGAATTATTTAAAATTGGAAAGTATAGTGTTGAACTATACAAAATGTTAGGTAAACTTCCTGAAGCAGATTATCCACATTGGTGGCAAGCAAAAATTGTTAAAGCAGGAGACTATATAGGTTCTGCTAAACATTACTTAGAAGGTGAATTAGAAGCACCAGAAGAAGAAAGTCCATTAGATAGAAAACCAGAAATGGACGATGAAGTAAACCCATCAGGCGTATAAAAAATGGCACAACTTAATTGGTTACACAATTACGACACAGACATAACCTCTCTAGATATTGATAACATTCGATATGAAACTGTAGATGGTGGTCAAAATATTTACAAATACGTTGATGGTGAACTAGAAAAACGTATCAGACAATTCCCAGAAGAAGCAGATGATTATCTTTGGGAATACAACGAAGAAGAAAGATTTAAGGAATGCCCCCATGATGAATGGGGCAGAGAAATGAATTGGTTAGTAGAAACATATACAGACATAACCGGTCCTCTACATCTAGATGTAACTGCATACAAAGACGACGCTGGAAACCTTGTAGAACATGGTAGAACATTAGGCTATGGAGCAAATAATTTAGATGAACTTATTCCAGTCAACAGAATGCTAATACCAGCAAGTATACAAGAGCGTTGGGGATATACTTTATTAGCAGATAGCCAAGAAACTCAAGAAAATGCCCCAGAAGGTCTAGAATGGGTACAAGATAAAGAAACTAAAAAAATATATCGCATAGGTAAATTACAATGTTATCCTTGTCATGTATTTCCTAAAGTATACAAACCTGTAGAAATTAGTCACGTAGATTTTAACGACGACGTTGAATCTTTTAATGGCCGGTTTGTATAATATCAACAAACTCCCAGTTATAAATATATCATAACAACACAGGAGAATCAACATGACTGTTGAAGCATATATACCCAAATACGAATTTATTACCACTACATTAAATAGTGCTAACATTGATATGGATTTATCAGAAGCAAAAGTTTTAGAACTATATGGTAATGCAGGAACACTACTAAACGATCCAGCAAACGATGTAGAAGAAGAAAACTATGTTTGTGTAGACTGTGACTTTGAAGCAATAGAACAAGGTAAAGAAGATTTTCCAGAAGCAAGTTTTAGGTTTTGGGATAGACATAATCAAATGGTTCATCCTAATGGTCAAATAGATTTACCAATTCCATTAGAAGAAGGTGATAAATTTGATTTAATTTTCTGCTTTATGAAAACTGCAAACGTAGACCCTGAAATATTATTTGCAGATTTAGATAAATGTTACGAGCATTTGAATCCAGGTGGTGCAATTATATTTACTGTGTTCATCAGAGAAGTAGCATTAAATTATTTTGTTGTAAGACGTACACATGAATACGGTATGTTAAATAATAACCTTGTAGAGAGTACAGAAGGTTCAGGTGTTTTTGCTTTAATCAATAACGATGATGTAAGAGTTGATGTTGAAAGAGTACCAACTGAAGGTGATGATGCTGTATTAGAAGCAACACATTACACTTGGTTTTGGAGTAACGAGTATTTAACACAAAGAACTAAAGATCACTTCCCAGAAGCAACTGTTACTACAAGGCGTTTACCACCTATGTGGAGTATTCAAAATCCTTTTGTTATTCAAAAGCCTTAGCGGCATCAGTAGACATACTAGCAATTAAATGTATTCTTTCTACATTACTGTAGTTTGTAGCACAATGAGTCTTACTAGTATTTAAAAGATAAGAAGAACCGGCTTTAAAATGTGCCATTTCTAAAGGTATTGTTTCGCCATCTTCTTTTGGTGTGTTAAAGTTTTCGGGCCAGTTTACTAAAAAACATCTATTATTAGTTGTGATAGGAAAATGTATTCTCCAATCCATTATAGTGCCAGTACCATTTAAAGTCATCATTAAAGGACTACCGTCTTTATGTATACTTAATGTTGTTCGTGGTGGTAACACACTTATACGCCATCTAAAGGCACCTTCTATACTAGTTACTAGTTGTTCTAAGTATGTGCCTTTTATGTTGTTTATAGGATGTATAAATCTACTTTCATCCACAAATTCATTTGTTTCATTTTCAAATTGTGTTTTTAAATCGTAACGTTGCTGTTGATTGTTGCTATATGTTTTACCAGCAATACCATCATACCATTCATCGCTATCAGGTTTAGAAACTGTAATGCATTGGTTTCTATGTGATATGTCTGCTAATTCTGTACCTAATGCTGATTCTTTATTTTTAATAAATGTTTGCTCAACATCACGTCTTAATTGTTGATAGTCAAAATCTACTTTTATTTTTCTAAAAGGTTTCATGTTTGTAAACTAAAATCTTTTGGTTCTTTTAAATGCAATGCACTAGGTGTTACAACACCTGTAATAGTTAAGCAATACCTAGGCCATAACCCTGCATTACCAGTAGCATGATATATACCTTCGGGCCAACAATGTATGTCTCCCATTTTATATTGATGTATTACATCATTGCCCACACTAACATAATGTCCCCATTGCCAATCATTAAGTTGTACTAAGTAACGTATTACTTCAGTGTCGTCACTAACTTTAGCATGATTACGTCTATAGTTATTATAACTATCTCTGTGCCATGGAACAAATTTTCCAGGTGGTTGTTCTAAGAACATAATTTGGGGATTCCACAAACCACTTGCTTGTCCTAATATGTTAAAAAATGGTCCTAAATTTCTAGTTTGTCTGCCGCCTGTATTGTGTTTAGTATATCCTGCTCTTGTTAAATCATTATGATATCCTTCCATAATTTCTTTTGCTTCATCATTAAAAGGTTTACCTTTGATACTTACTTCATCATAAGTATCGTCATCTGTTAAGTTATCAATTGTTTCTTGTACATATTTTTCTAACTTGTCGTGTACAAATCTACCAACGTATTGCACATCAGATTGTTTACTACTTGGGTCATAATGCCAAGGAAAATTTTGTTTATTCCATTCCCAATAACTGTCCATTTATTCTCCATGTTCCATTCTAATTAAGGAACTGTTTACATACTCGGCACCTAATATAAATCTGTAACCGTCTATTCCATGTGTAAAGTCTGTGCCATGATATGATTTATCAGTTGCTTCAAAACACATAGCATTTCCAGGAACATATTCTATTTCTTTTACAAAACTGCTATAGTCTGCTTCTTTAGTGTATAGTTTTGTACCCCAATCTTTGTATTCTCTGTCATTGAGACCTAAGTACACTAATAATTTTAATTTTCCTGCTCCATATTTACTTAGTTTTTGCCAGTCATCATTGTGTGGTCTTAATGGTTTATCTGGATTATCATATGTAAGGTTACAATTAAATACCCAATCAAATTTTTCATCTAATAAATCAAAGTAGTCTGCAACTTCATTTAATTGGGTTGTAATTTTTTTATTTAAATCAGGAGTAAATTCTATATCTACACCCGAGTTGTTTTGATATTCTCCATGTTCAAAGAACATACTCTTATCGTTAAATTTATCTATATTTAATTTATTTTTACATCTATAATATAGTAAATGTGTTTCTTCTTCAGTGAGAAATTCTTCTAAAACAATATGTTTATAAGGATTATTGTATTCAATTATCTTCACTGTTTCTCACTAATTGCTCTGCCATTTCTCCCCAAAATCTTCCTGCCCGAGGACCTTTGTTGGCTTTACCATCGCTTTCGCCTGGTATCTTAATCCATAAAAAAGCATCACATTGTTTCTCACCTGTATTACATGTTGGTGGTTCTCCTAATGCTCTTCCTGGAGGGTTACACCATTCGTTTCCATGTGGTCCATTACCATTACGACTAGTGTCTATTACAAAGTGGTCTTGAGGTCTGTGTTCACATACTTTTAAACCCCAATTCATACTTTCTTTTGTACTACGATAATTGCTAACATTTACTGCAAAGCCTCTAACTTTATCGTTACATACACTATTTAACAATTTAGCGGCATCTTTAGGACTTAACCAATTACTATGTCCTATATCGACATAAACATGGGCTCTACAACTGCGTGTAAGCAATTCTAAGCCTTCTTTCATGAGGTCCATGCGCCAAAGTGCATCTTCTTCTTGCATCATTGTAGTATGTGGGAGACTATCCGGTTCGTAAATCACAATAGGGGACTTATCTTTTATACCATTAGCAAAACTTTCTATAAAGTACAAATAACTATCTCTAGTTTTAGCACCACCTTTGCTGTATTGTCCTATATCTCTATTAGGCATATTATACAAAACTAATATTGGTAAGCCTGGATGTGTGCGTTTGAGTAATCTTTCTATGCTGTAATCTAGGTCACTTGTTTCTTTTCCGTTACGCTCTCCGTACCAGAATGAAACTGGATGTTCAAATATTTTACTTGCTAGTGGATATTGCTGTTTGTGATCTTTTACTCTATCAAAGTTATTGACCCAAAAAGGATAGTCCAACATATTATGCCTTCTTTAATTCTTTTTGTAGTCTTCTAATAGTTTTATCTCGTTTCTTCATTGCTCGTTGTAATTTAAAATCACTAACATGTTGTATAAACAATTCGCCTTGTAAATGTTCAAACTCATGTTGGAAACATCTAGCATCAATACCATCCATCCAAGTTTGAACAACTGTTTCGCCATCTGACTTTGTGTATTCTACTTTTACTTTTTCAGGTCTTGTAATTTGTAAATAAATTAAAGGAAAACTTAGACAGCCTTCTTCATATAAATCATCACTGCCTGCTGTTTCTAGTATCTTAGGATTAAAGCAACCAATGTCACCAAGTATAGAGTGCTTCATGACAAACAAGTTATAACTATTTCCTATTTGAGGACATGCTAAACCTATGCCAATTTTGTCATGCATTAGGTTGCACATTTCAATTTCCCTAGCATTCCAATCTGCGTCAACACTAAAAGGGTCAATGTTTGCTCTTCTTCTTAATGCTGGGTGATTAGGTTGTACAAGTTCACATTTCCAATTATCTGCAGATACACTTATATCTGATGTAGATGCCATATTGGCAAAAGGATCGTATGCTCTAATAGTAGGAGTTGCTGAGACTACAGTTATATCAGGTTTTTTTGACATGTTTCTTTTTAAAATCTATTTTAATTACTTCTGCTCGATTTAAACGTTGAGCAATATCATATGCAACTACTACGGTTAAGCCACTTGCTAAAAATCTTAAATCAAACAATAATGCTTCTAAACTAAATGGTGGGAACCATTGTCCGGTGTTTGCAAATATATGCCACACAAACCAACTAGCAAACAAAGATGTATACATACGATCTTTAAAAAATTCACTAATAAAAGGTGCTAATGCAATAGCGGTATATGTTGCTATCATACTGTTATGGAAACCTATAATAGCATCAGACACAAACATTACTGCTAGTGGTAATAAAAATGCAAAATTATTTTTTGTTAGGAATGGTGTTAAAACAGCAAGACCTAGCAAAGGTTCGCTATTGGCGGGAAGTGGTAAAAGTCTACTCAATACTAATACTCCAAATATTAGTATTGCTGTTTTTAAATAATTCATATCTATATTTATCATTTGAATATGGTCGGAGCAGTAGGATTTGAACCTACGACCCCCGCCTCCCAAAGGCGGTGCACTACCAGGCTGTGCTATGCTCCGATTTGGCGGAGAAGATGAGATTCGAACTCATGAAAGGCTACTAACCTTTGCTGGTTTTCAAGACCAGTGCATTCAACCACTCTGCCACTTCTCCTTTTACTCTTTGTGTTGTGCTATTTTCTCCTTGAACAATGCAATAGCATGTTCCAAGCCAGCAATGGTTTTTTCTAACCGTTCAACATCTGCTGACCTAATGGTGTTACTACCTGGAACAAGATGGTATTCAATATTGCGTTCAACAATCTCTTCCCAAGTTTCTACACCTTCAAAGTTAGGTTCACATGCTTGACCTAAATACAATGCTCGTAAAATGCCTTCAGGCTCTACATCAGCATACAATTCAATTTCAAGTTCTGCTTTCATCACTGCACCTCAACAAATAATCCGTCATGAATTTTGTACAATACAACATCACCGCTTGAGCGAATGTATGCTCTGCCACCATCAATCATGTTGTCACCGATCATTTTGCAGTCATGTCGATGAGCACTGTAATGTAGGTTACCTTTGCCATCCTGGATCATGGCAAACTCGGCTCCCTCAATAACGTCCGCATTGGTAATCATCACACGATCCTGTGTGTCAATAAACATACCAAAATAGCGATTACCAAACTCAGGATGCGGAGTATCGCGATAGAAGATATCCATAGCCTGTGCTTCGCCACTTAATGCACTAGTGCAAACATATTTCACAGGTACGCCGTCCTTCTTGGAATAGTGTTCGACTACAGTATCTGTTTTAAAAATAGGTTTATGTTTTATATTCAAAACGTTCCTCCATTTCTTCCATATCGTATTGTGTAGGGTAGTGCTTCAGCAGTCTGCCTGCCTCTTGCCTCACTGCTCGTGGAACCCTGGGAGTCTTTTTAGGATCCAATAGATCAATTAGAAACCGTTCAGTTCGCAACACAGCATTGGTTCTTTCAGTTGGTAGTGTCATAGATATTCCTTCCAACTTAGCTCGTCAATAAAGACCTTTAATGTTCTGTTATCATCTTGTAAAGCATAAAAGATTCCTTCTTCTTTGTTGAGATACTTTACATAAGTTCGTCCATTATCGTCAATTACTTCAAAACGTGTGACACCTTTCATAGCCTGCAGGTCCTCGCCATCGTAAATAGCATTGTGCAGAGCCATGTAACCACAGTCCATGCCACGACCATACATGCTGAGATCAAACCCAAACACATCATACAGTGCATAACGGTAAGTGCCGCGATCCTGTAGATCTGCTTTGTGTATACGCTTACACACAGCATAGAAGGCATCTTCACGCTCTTGTTCAGTTAGCCCGTTCCACCAATCGTCATTATCGGCTTCGTACTGCTTACGAGCTTTTTCCATTTCTTGGCTTAGTTCTGTTAGTGCATCTAGTGCCTCAGACTGTTTATTGCGAGGATCCATACCACCATCGCTCACAATATTTGTATACTTGTCATCGCTCATGGCCATGCTCCATTTGTAATACCATCCAATTAGTATCTTTAGGCATCAGAGTAATCTGACCTTCAAATACTTCATTCTCTTTGAGACTATTATACACTCCAGCGATTGCCATTGTCAAGCGATAACTTCCTTGATGACACCAATACACAGAACCAGAACTACCATAGAATCCATACAGATATGCCTGTTTCTCTACACCCGTGATACCGCTGTTCATACGCCAACTGTCACCTGAAAGGTATCCTCCTGACCATCCGGCAAGCACTTTGTAGAATCCTTTATCATACTTGCCTTCTTTGATTTTCAGTATGACCCAGTTATCTGGAAAATAGTTTTGTTCACTCATTATTATCCTTCTTCTTCAAAGTGTAACCAGGATATTCTCCGGTTTCTTCACATATTAAGGTTTCTTCCCATTCGAGCTCGTCACCTTCTCTCCAACCCATCTCTGCTAACAGTTCATCAGGGATAGGTAAAATCAGATCTCCGGTATCTGGATCTTGTTCAACTTTAACTGTGTACTTACTCATTGCTTCTCCTTATTTGGTGGGCCCTGTAGGATTTGAACCTACGACCTGCCGATTATGAGTCGGATGCTCTAACCAACTGAGCTAAGGGCCCTGCATCTGCTCTCTGTTTTTACCCTGGGAGAGCCTTACCAGAATGTGGTGCCTTGAGCCGGAATCGAACCGGCACGACCTTTCAGTCGACAGATTTTAAGTCTGTTGTGTCTACCTATTCCACCACCAAGGCTAATTGGCCTGCCCAGCAGGAGTCGAACCTGCAACCTACGGCTTAGAAGGCCGTTGCTCTATCCAGTTGAGCTATGAGCAGTTATTCTGTTCCTTTTTTTTAATTTGATTTTTCGTATGCCCAAAGAAGTTCGTCACCTTTGAGTACTTCACCAAAGTACACTTTAGTTCCATTTTCTAACGTTCTTTCTGTAAGTCCGCTATTAAATGAAATATCAGTTACGAATTTTCCATCGGCTGTGTCTTGTGGTCTATCATCGTACCACATACTGTCTAATGAATGGACATGAAGGCCCTTAACAGTTTTTGCCCACTCTTCTGCTAAGAGTAGTGTTCGTTGTTTGTCAACTAAATCTTGATATTGTCCCATAATCTCTACTTCTCAAGTTATGTGTATATTATAGCAAATAATAACTTAATGTCAACCTTTTTAAGAATGGAGCTCGTAGACCGATTCGAACGGACGACCTACTGATTACAAATCAGTTGCTCTACCAACTGAGCTATACGAGCCTAAATTCTCTTTTATCAACTCTGGATCTGATTATAGACGTTGATCAGTTGTCTTGCAAATTATGTTCTAAGGTTTAACGTGCAGTAAACACCCGGGCACCCGGGAAAAGTTGCACAAAACTGGCACCCCGTAGGAGAGTCGAACTCCTGTTGCCGAGATGAAAACCCGGTGTCCTAACCACTAGACGAACGGGGCAAACTAATCTTGCTGAAGTTTATTGTAATTGAGTTGTATTAAATACTCTTTAACATCATCAACTTCATGTAATTTCTTAAGTGCTTGAAAAGGAGTCATATCTCCATCTCTAGCGACTTTAGTTGCTAATAAGATAAGATCATGTCTACCTAGTTCAAGTTTATCACATAGTTTTTCAATGTCATATCCATCTAGATCGTCATATAACTTATCTTTACTGTTCATGTCTTATTATAACACCATGTTTATATAAGGTCAACCAAAAAGTCTGCATTATTATAAAATTTTTGCAAATCTTCTATTGTGTTGTCCACCTCATTTCTGTTTATTACCACAGTACGTTGAACGTGATGCTGTGGAGGAAACTTCATTTTATGTTTTATATTTAGTTTATTTAGGTATGATGACAACCATTTAATATTATAAATGGTAACTAAAAAGTCAACACTTGCATCACTGTACATCTCATCTACTAATAAGTCGTGATCTACTAGATACATATAATCTGTAATGTTTGATTTTGATATTTCTTCGAATGTAACAGTTTTCTTACTAGGATTATCATATGCTCTCTTTTCGGTAAAAAACTTAACACCAGGAGTGTCTATTACTGTAAATGCAATTGAGCCGTTTGGTTTACATACTCTAAGTAATTCAATTAAATCAAATATCATTTGTTTAAATGTAGTGTGGCTGTATATACTATATCCACAAATTAAATCAAATGTTTCATCCTCAAACGGAAAGGGAGTTTCGTGTGTGCCGTTTTCATTGTAAGCATGATTAAATGCTTCGTGCTTTACCCAGTTAGCATCTGGATTATTCATTTTACCAAAGTCTAAACCTTCTTGATCGACATCTAAAGAAGTGTATTGCTGTGGTGAAATTAGTTGTAAGTCTAAAAGGTCTTCTAATAAGTTTCCTCTGTTACCACCTATATCTAATATAGTAGCATTAGACCAATCCGGTCTACCATGCATCATATCAAAAAAATCGTATCTAGGTTGCCTAGGGAATATATTGCCCATTACAATATCAACTTATGATCGTCTGGTAGTCTTTCCTTAGTAGACGGGATATCCTCTTCTTTTTTATTGATGCTATCAAATTGACCAGCACCTTTTGGGTTATGTTTGCCAGCAAAATCAAATGGATTTATTTCCCCTGCTAAGAATTGTTCAAATGGACTCGGTGAACCTACTTCTCCTACTCTTTTTAAGAACCAATCAATCTTAGTTGCATGATGCATTCTTGCTTGTTGCATATTAGGGTGATTGAAATCTGCTGGATCTTCTGGATTTCCTTCCATGTACTTTCTATTTGCAAAAGTTTCATCATCGTTACCACCAGTCAAGTCTGCTCTATCGTGTAACACTTCGATATCAATCTTTTCAAATATGCCGGTCATTTTAGCAATAACACTAACCCATGTATCATTTTGTGCATTCATACTCCATGCATCACATAGTATAAACCAGTCTGCTGGAATAAGTGGGAAAATAGCAAAAGGATGATCATGGTTATCATGAGGTGATAACAATTTAAACTGTCCATCATACTCTCTGACTTTGCTATCCCAACCTTTTGTTTGCATTAAACAATCATCATTCCATAAAAATAACCACTGCCCACTTGAACTATGTGCAAGTAAGTTTACATAAACATTTAGTTTTTCATATCCCAATGGTTGAAATACTTTTGCTTTACAGGCACAGCCATATGGCTCTACAAATTTTGCGGCTTTATCGTTTACCCAATCTAAACTTTCTTGATCGTCTTCATCAATGCCAAGCATTATTTCAATGCCTTGTGGTTCGTCTGCTAGTTCTAAAAGACTTTTTAAACTTGCTTCTAGTGTTCCACTTTCAACCCTACCTCTTGTAGGAAGTATAATACTAATAGAACTTTTTCTAATAGACTGTTCTGGATTTGCTTGTATTCCCATATCTTTACCCTGTTATTAGTTTTCTAATGTTACCACGGAATGTGTAATGCCCTACATGATTAAGAGCAGTTCTTGGATCTAAGTATACTTCACCTCCCATATTTTGCCACAGTCTACAGAATGTGTAGTCTTCTGACAAGTAACGTCTACTTTCAGGATCAATCATTGTATCAAACAATGCATACATGTGTTTTTCAAACTTTTGATCAACATTGATATCATTAGCATATTTTAATTCTGGATGTTTATCAAACATTTTTTGAATAACGTCTCTTTGAATACACATAAATCCTGTACCAGCATCTTTTAACTTAATTAAATTATCTCTAATTTGAATTTGTGGTAATGGTTTACCTTGTTCATCTTTCAAGAAATCAAAGTTTACAACATAGTTTGAACTATGTCCTTCAATTGTTTGTGCTGTTTCTTGATCGTTACTTCTAGCGGCATTTACAATGCTATCCCAATTGATTGCTTTTTTAGGATATGCACCTACTGTAACTGGTTTATCGTAAGCAACCATTCTCAATAAATCGTTTGGGTCAAATTCAATATCTGCATCAATAAAGAATAAGTGTGTTGCTTCAGGATGTTCCATAAAGAAACTTACAAGTGTATTTCTACCTCTTGTAACTAAACTTTCATTTGCTAATGTGCTTACAGTATATTGAATATCAAATTTATTACAGAGAATAGCAAGTCTCATCATACTTCTAAAGTATGGTTCACCAATTTGCCCACCATAACAAGGTGTAGCAATAAAGATATGCTTATCTCTTAAAACTTGTACTGGAATTTCTATTTTGGAATCTAATAGATTGTATAGAACATCGTCGTTTTTGTTTACATCTACATTTTTATTCACTACTTGTTGCTCCTGCTGAGCTGGTGCGTTCTTTGTAGTATTTTTTGTGGTTTTCTTTTTGCTTCTTGCCATCTTGTTGTGCCTTATAAAGTACTCTTAGTATCTAAGTTTACTATATTTACTCTATAAGGTCAACAATTTAATTTATTTTTGGTCTGGTTTTTTAGATATAAAACTATTAAGTTTCTCTGCCTCTGTAATTACTTCTTCTGTTGATGGCATGTGGTCAGGTTTGCCTGCTTTAGCCTGAAGTATCAGCCGAGCTTCTTGAATAAGTTCTAGTCTAATCTCATAAGGTGTTTTATTAGACACATTATCTCCTACATTTTTATTACGGCTGAAGCCTGTTATACACTTATTTATCAATTATTTAAATAATTTACCTTTTGTGTACTTACGATGACAAACATTTATATCCGAGTAATCTTCCACAGCACAGGACAAAACAACTCTATCCATATTACTTAATTCATTATAACCTCTATGGAATATCATAGTATTATAAAATGCAGGAACTGTAGGTTTATCCCAACGACAAAGTATTTCTGTGTCTTCCATATCTGTCTTTGTAACAAATCCATGCTTTTCATTATCACGTGGATCTACATCTTTGAATCTTGGGAACGTTGCCCATTGTCCTTCCATAACTGATGCATCGCCGTATACTGGAAAATTTAATGCACATTGTCTTGTATGGAATACTGGGCCTTCACAATGCCATCTACTGTTTGCGTTTGCAGGAGTACGCAACATAAGTATGCTTGTAAATTTTAAATTTAATGTATCATGTAACCATTCTTTCATTAGTTTTGATAATTCAAAATTTACATCTTCGAACAAATTTACTTCTTTAAAGTCCCTTTTGTTCATAGGACTATTTTCTTCTACCTTAATATAACTTTGATACCAATTAGCACTTTGGCTTCTAGATTCATCATTCATTAAATCTTCTGGATTTTTGTTATCTTGCATTGCTATTTCACGTTGCAACTCTGAAGTAAAGTATTGTGTTACATCAAAAGGTATAAGTGGCATTTCTGGCACTTCAAAATAATAAGGTAAAAATTCTCTTGAACTCATTTAAATAATTTTCCTGCTTGGTATAGTTTATAAACTCCTTGTATATCAACACTTTCCGCAACTGAAATACTTAAAATACTTCTTCTTACATCAGAATTTGAATTTGTACCTCTGTGTAAGTACATTGTGTTATAAAAAAATCCTGTGTTTAATTCAGGTGATTCGTACTCGTCGAGTACTTCTATATTATCTATATCTTCTTTTTTTACATATCCTTGAAGTTCTACTTGTTCGGGCGGAAGGTTACCCCAACTCTTATTATATCCCCATTGTGCAGAAGTTTTTCCTATATTGCCTTCAACTAAAAAGTTTAATGCACATCTTCTACTGCGTAACTGTGGGCCTTCACAATGCCAATAACCGTCTTTGCCTGGTAATGTTCTTAATAACATACAACTTGTCATTCTAATATTAAGTAAGTCATTTGCCCATTCTCTAACAATCCTACTCATATCTGGGTGTTGTTCTTCTGACATACCAGTTGCGTCACTTAGTGTTGCACCATAGCCGCCTTGTCCTGTGCCACCAGTATTACCAAATGCTCTCATGTACCAACCGGCGTCCATTGAAGTTGCTTCTTGACGTTTTAATTTATCAACATAACTATGATTACCATCGTCTACTCTATCGTCTGCTTTCATTACTTTTTCATCATCTACATATTGTAAAACATCAAAAGGTAATTTAAGTTCTGGTACTTCAAAATAGTATGGTAAGCTCATACTTCTATTTATCAGTTATTTGTTAAGGTTTTAAAAATAAACTGGCGATAGCCATCAAGGAAAGTACTATAGATAGAAAACTGAAACAAAGAAGTATAGCAAAAAGAAGTACATTGCGTGATGTGATTTCAAATGGTTTATCATGTTGTTTGCCAACTCCAATTAGTGCTTTAAAAATAGATTTTAACAATTTAGAATATCAAACTGTTAAAAAAGAAAACTGCTAACATCATTCCAAACACAACTACTTGAACAACTGCTGGAACAACCACAAAGAGTTTCATGGCATCAAAATTGCCAGTCATAAAAAAGTCGCCGCCGTTCTGCCATTCATGTACTTCTTCTGGCGTTGCTTCTATGTAATTTTTAGTTTCACTCATATTATTTGTAAGGGATAGGTGCCCAAGGTAATATCCAATATTTAAAAAATGTTTTAAACATCTATTACCTCAAATTCATCTTCACATTCTGTTGTATAAGATGTCATATCATATAAAACATCATGTACTTTGCGTTTAATTTCTTGGTTATGACCTGTTTTAATTATAAAAGGTGTATTCCAAGTATTTTCCATTACAAAGTCTTTGACTATATTTGTTACGTTAGGTTCGTACTGAGCATTACTTAAATCTAATGTTGCTTTCTCTAACCAACCCATTGTTACCCCGTAATTGCAGTAGTACTAAAAATAAATATCAAGCCAAGAGCCGCTACTTCCATGTGATCTCTAAGTTTATTTAATTTTTTTTCGCTCATTACTAATGCCCCAGCCGACAATCTGATTTACACTTCGTAATGCACCGTATAGGTTGTCAGATGTCTGAATGGACATACTTAACCATATTGTGAATAAACTTCTAATCATGTCGTACTAGTGTTTATGCTTACATTATTGTAAACATTTAGTATAAGAGTATATAATTGAAGTAATATATTTGGGAGAATATTATAACTAAATATTATATCTACTTATAACGGATATTTATACAATTATTTTGAAAGTAATTAGAAACGTGGTATTTTTACAACGTTTTAGTAATGCTGATGTCATTGAGGTTATTGCAAAATTCATATGGACAAACAGTTTCTGATTCTGGTAACTGCCAAGAATCTAATTGTGTGATATTTCCAAAACTTTTTGCACCACACCAACTGCTAATTATCTCACCATTCATGTCAATGTTGATTCCATCATAACCTAATTCACACTTCATGCCTTGAAATTTATTAAGTCCTTCATTTATGATTTGATGACTTTGCACATATTTAACAGTACCGTCTTCATATAAAAACTCTGTTGCCCAAAAACGTTCATGTTCTGGTTCTTGTGATTCACTTGGTTGCTCTGGTTGTGGCTCCGGAGGTCTGGGTATTACACCTGGACGTTGTAATATTTCTAATTCTTCATTAGTGTAAGCATAGTAAGGTGCTTGTTGTTCGTTGTTATTACCTAAGTATTTTTGATACATAGTCTTAACTGTGATGTTTACATCATATATACTTTGTTGTGCGTTGTCTTTAAATAGTTCTCTTAGCCTATCTGCTACTTTACCTAATTCAACAACTTGACCACCTATACCAGCAATGTTTAAGTCTATAGTACAATGTCCTTTTAATGTTTTAACAACTTCAAATAAATGTTCTTCGTCCATTGTAAGTGGGTGGTATGTTATAACTACACCCTCTAGATATTCTCTTGCTTCTTCCCACCAACGTATAGTTCTACTACCATTAGTATAAACTAAAACACTAGCACCGTATTCAGCAATAGTTTTTAGTATAGTTTCAAATCCTGGTATTGTTGTTACTTCCCCACCTATGAGTTCAAAATGCAAATGCCTATTTTTGTCTCGATAATATTTACATATCTTATGTATAGTGTTTAAGTACATTTCTGTAGATAAAAAAGGTTTAGAACCATCATGCAGAGTTGTAGGACAGTATTCACAATCATAGTTACATGTATTACCCATGCTCCATTGTATGTGTACTGCTCTATCTGGGTCGGTTGTATGTGGACCTTTTACTGATATGAGTTTGCTCATACAGTATATTTATCCTATTTTGCAAAAGGATAAACAATGCTGTTCCAATACAATTGATGTGCTAATGGACACGGATGGCCGCCATGCTCACCATTATGAGGCATAATATCATACACAAACTTTTCTTCTAAATGTTTTTGTGCATAACTTATTATGCTATCTTGTGATAACAAGTACGGTTTTACATACTTGTTATATTTTTTATTAAAATATTCAGTTGTGTTTTCAGGTATATTATCCCAACCATGGAAATACCCTAACTTAATATTGTTTACTTTACAAAAATTAGTTAAACTTTGTAATTGTTCTATTGCTCTTATATGATACTCTTCTTGATCAACTATTGAATAAAATTTTGCTGATGCCAATCTAAGAGGATCTTTGACTCTTTCATTTTTAATTTCATTAAGATCTATACACCCATGATGTTTTATGAAGTTTGCATCATCATAATTCGTAACATTAAAAATATAATCAGAAAAAGTAACAGCATGTTCTAATGCTTCTGCATTAGAAGAAAATATTTCTCTTCTAGCAAATCCACTAAGTTGCATTACAACTGTGTCTATATCATGTTCATAGTTTTCTATAAAGTGCATAACACATCTTGCTGTATCTGTATTACTGTTAGAACCTCTTCCAAATATGTTTATTTCATAATGTTCTTTTGGAAGTTTGTGAGAGTTTGTCCAAAACGTTGCCGGGTCAAACGCATTTTTAATACCATATAATTTTTCTACCCATTCACTTTGTTCTCTTAATAAATGATTGCCCCAATGTCCACCCGGTTCATCAATCACTTCGACGTGTGGTGTATTATTTGGTTGTGGTTGATATGCCCAACTGTCTCCACTGTGAGTAAAACTACAACCTGCAAAAACTAATCTGTTCATTTTAATTTAAATATAATGTCATCTAGTACACGTTCTGTTGCCATTTGGTCATAAGCCAATTTCGCATCTACTCGTAACCAATCAGTATCTTTCCAAACTTTGCCTTTTTGAATCCAACCAAATACATCTCTTAATCTTGTTGGTACTGGAAATTCTGCATGATAATTTACTATTACATCATTTGCAACTTCCTGCTTGTCGTATCCTGGTTTACAAAATCCGTGTACAACATCAAAAAATTCTACAAAATTACTGTTTGTTTCATCACAGAATTGTTTACCTCTCTCTGGACTAGTCCAGTTATCATCTGCACCATGATAAACTGTAACATCAAAATCTTTTGCATTATAAAATTCTTCTTCAAATGGCCACAAGTTACCGTAACATAATGCAAAAAATGTATCTTTAGGAATATCATCTTTATAATGTGCAAAAATATTTGCCATGGAATCAGCTCCCCAACTAAAACCAACACATGCTACTTTGTCTAAGTCTAAACCAGCAAACATAAGTTCTCGATTATCTTTTAAATATTTGTATGCTTGTACTGTTTCTAATGCTCTCATTCTAGGACTTACATATCCACTAAAGTCATTCCAACCAATGGCCTCCATACTTCTACCGGTAAAACTGTCCACACACAAAGTTGCAATACCTTGTGCCGCCAAACTGTTTACAAATAAATCAGTATCACTACCTAATCCTCCGGAACCATGACTCACAATACATAATGGTTGGTTACCTTCAAATTTGTTAGGTATTACCAATTGGCATCCTACTGTTATTGGAGTATTATCCCAATAAATATTTCTTGTACTCTCCACAGAGAATAATACTCTTTTCATATTTTTCATTTTGCTAAGTCCTTAAATTTGTCAAAGTGCATACGCCACACTACTTGTGGTACTGCATAAAATTCTGTAATGCCTTCTGGTTCTGCTATGCCTTTACGTTTCCACCAATTTTTTGCTACATAATCTGTAATGGTATTTGCTGTTTTAACATAATTATCAGAATATGCTTTATTGGCTAATGTTGTTCCAAAGGTTGCTTTGTAGTTAGGCTGTTGCGTTGCCCATTCACAATTAAAATATAGTAAGCCATCAAACTCAGGCATTTCACCTCTACCATATCTTCTTGTTGTTGTCATTGGTATATCTTGATTAGGTATTCTACATAGCCTTGTCCAAATTCTATAATAACCTTCTTTGTATTCAGGCATGTACTGTACACCAGCAACTGCATATATTTTTTTAGTTGGAATATGTATCATGCAATGATATTGAATTTCATCGATTTTCATTGCTTCTGGTGATGCGTTGTTGATATAACCTAAATCTTTTGCTACACTACAAAATTCTTCTAATTGAGGTAACCAGTCATTGTCGTATTCTATACAACCAATTTCACCGTTAAAGAAAGTTCTTAGGATTTTTTTACTGTTGAGATCAACCATCTGCCTACGTCCAATTCGTACCATTTAGTATTAAAGTTTAGTCTTCGAGGTTTAGCATGATGATTGTTATGTAAACTTTCACCCCATGTAAATAATGCTAACCAAGGATTGTTTGTACTGTTATTTTTCATTGGAGTAGTTGCATACGTCAAACCTTTGATAGGTGTATGTCCAAATACATTTACTATTCCACTTATAACTAAACTTAAATAACTTGCATTTAAACTTGCAAGTAAATATCTTCCGTCATGCCACCATATAGTCATTAAACCTATAATTACTAAATTTAATATTACTAAAAAGTAATAATTTCTATGACACCAAATTGAATAAGGATCTAAAATCTTTTTTACTTTAAAAATTTCTTGTTGTGCAAATCTGTGATTCTCTTTATGAAAAATCCATCCTGCAAATGCATACCATAATCCTTTTGTAGGAGTATGCACATCTTTATCTGTGTCTGTATGTGCGTGGTGACTTCTGTTGTGTATTAGGCTCCATGTTACTGGTGAGCCTTGTGCTCCTTGACAACCTAAATATAATAAAAACTTTCTTATAGGTTCCCAAGTTTTAAAACTTTTATGACTATGTAATCTATGATATCCAACTACTATTCCATATCCACTATACAATGTTGTAAAGAATAATGTTGCTAACCAAAGTTCTGTTGAGCCATAGACAAGACTCCAAACAAAACTTAATATTGTAACAGGTATAAACAGTAAGTAAAATATCATCTTTTTCTCAGTCGTTCAATAACTAAACCACTTATATCTATTTCACTCCAGTGTTGGCTATTGTTTGTTGCTTTCCAATATCTATGATGATTGTTATGTAACATTTCACCAAAAGTTAGTATTGCTCCAACTCTATTATTTACACTATTGTCTTTTGTTTCAAAGTTTCTGTAACCAAACCATTTCTTGTGACTGAATGCTGTTACAGTACTAGTATTTAAAAGTGTGAACCATATGCCCATCCAAAAACCGTATAGTGCTACTTTCCAACCGAACAGTAGTGCTATCAGTATAAGTGTGCCATAGTTTATTGCCATATGATAATCGTTTAGTATTTGATAAAACTTATCATTTACAAAACCTCTTCTCACATAGTTTACTAACACTCTTCTACTAACGTGTTGATCAAAATATTTTTGTTCTTTGTGCCATGTTAAAAAAGCATACCACATTCCTTTGTTCGGTGTATGTGGATCTTCTTCAGTGTCGCTGTGGACATGATGTCCTTTTTCGTGTACCATTACCCATGGAAATATACTTCCATAGCCGTTGAATACACCCATAAGTGTTACAAAACGTTCTTTCCATTTTGGCATTTCAAATGCACCATGGCCCCAATATCTATGTAAGCCAATAGCCATTCCAATACAGCCAAAAAAGAAATAAAAGACGAACGTATATTTTAGATAATTCCAGTCTCCAAAATAAGCCATGGCACCTAATCCTACTAGGCCTAAGAAATGTACTGGTAATGTATACAGCCAGAAATTGGCTTTTGCTTTGTCTTTAAAAAAGTTTGTCAATGAATTCAAAAGTTTCTTCATGATAATGTTCTAACATCTCTTTAAGTTTAGTGTCTACTTTTACTGTGTACTGTAGACTCGCATACTTCAGAGTCAAAGGTGAAAATGGTGCTAATCTTTGTCTGAATGCTATATCGTATTTATCATGACCGAAAAAACTTTTTAGCATTTCAATGCCAATTAGTTTTTGTGTTGTGGGTTTTATATTAAACCCTGCTTGTTTAATAGTACGCATTTCGTATTGATAATACCTATGTGGAGCATTATCTACAAATTCTTGCGTTGCTGATTTTAATACCTCTCCATAACTTTGTGTAAACATCCAACTGCTATACATATCTACATAATGTTCTTGGAAATTAGTATACTCTTTACCAAATACTGTTGCGGCATGTTCTTGTGTTTCATGAGGTACAAAAGGCATAAAGCCATTATTTTTACTTCTAGTCCAATCACTGTTACTAACATGCATCATAAAGCCAGGATACACAATACAACAATCTGGTAGCATATCAAAGAACTTACCAGCAATAGTCATTTGTGGTTGCGTTGTAGGAAACTTTTCTCCATAGTATTCTAAGTCTGGACCATTAAATAATTCAGGTACATCTATATAAAATAATTCATATGTTATATTATGTTTCTCACAATATGCAATAGTGCATTCGTTTTCTCTTTTACTTAAATCATTACTAAGTAAAGGTATAGCCGCTTTAAATTCTATACCTGCCATTTTAAATGCCTGCATGGCTATTTGGGAATACATGTGTTGTACACTATAATCGCACCATACATATAAATCTTTGGTGTACTTTTCTCTAATTGCTTTTGCAGTTTTTATTGCTTCTTGCATTGGAGTACCAGGAATATTTTTTGGTGCGTGTACAAACATATCTACAGGCTTACCGCCTCCAAACTCGCTAAACGTTACCCCTCTCATTTTAGACCTCTATATAAATGATAGTCATTTAAATTATAAGTTCTAATAAACGGATCACCTGGTTCTAAAAGTTTTACAGGTCTTGCCATAGGCACCCAGTATTCTCTAATTGTAAAAGGTGGTGCATCATATGGTTGATTGAAATACTTTTGTTTTACATCTTCATATGTAAGTTTATTATCTGCATCGCAACTTATAATATGGTATTCGAATTTATGATCATTAAATCTAACTACAAATTTATGAAATAGATCTTTCTTAAATTTAAATGTGCCATACATCCAACCACTGTCAGTATTAAATGTAATACCACGTGGTAAGTCTTTGTCTACTGTAATACTTTCTGCGTTTACAAAATCTTCTAATTCACAAGAACCATATTTAACTTCTACTATGTCACCTGGCCTAACTGGCAATAAATGTTCACCGGCAAAATATCTTAAGTTTGATACTGGCAAAAATTCATAAACTTTGTTTAATTTTTCTGGAGTCTTTACTAAACGTCTTGGCCATGGAGCACTTTTTACATTGCTTTCACTATAAAAATCTAAATCATATTCTAATTGTAATTCTTTAGTAACTAATTTTTCACAAACAATGTGTACTGCTTCATTACTGTTTGGCACATCAGGTACAATAAAATCATACACATCAATCCAATTAGCATAGTGTCCATTATGCAAATTTCCACCTACTCTAAATACCCCATCAACTGCTACTGGACTAAGATCTAGTATTGGTAAATCCTCGTTTCCACCGGAACAAACTACTATATTTCCTGCTTTAATTAGTTGATTTATACGATAATCTAATATATAATTACGATCTATTTGCCAGTCAAAACACAATATCTGTGGTTTTTGCGTCTCTAACAGGTCTAATTTTTCAATGAGTGGCGCAAGTGTATCTTCTAATAAAACATGCGTGTAAGACGGTGTATGTGCGTTTAAACCACCGAAATACGCAATATCTTCGTTGTTTTGCATGTTTAAAACAGGGTAGTTTGCTGTAATGTAATTTATAGTCTCATATTCGTTGAGTTGGCAATCTATTAGATATGTGTTATGTTTAAAAGATTGTATTATATCAACAGGAAACGTAGATATGTTTATAGGATCAACAAATTGTATAATAAGCATGTTGAATATTTATTATTGTGTAGGCTAGTTTAGCCAGCAAATACGGTACTAGAACCGTTAGCGGCATGTCCGCAAGTTGCGGAATCACCTGATCTTACAACTGGTTTACCTTGAGCAAATACTGTTTTGCTAGATTCTACCATTGTTGGTGATGTATGTGGTGGCTTACCATGAGGAGCAACTTGGTCACCAAGTAAACTAGTACGTTGTCCTTCAGTAAAAACTGTAGAAGCACCAGGTCCTAATATAGCACCTTTGGCTTGATTGGCTGATACTTTTGTTACACCTGGCATTATAAACTAAATCCTTTAAATGTATCTTGTTCTACATCTTGCTTAGTACCACCAATAACATAACTGCTAATTTCAGTTTCTTGTGGTGCTACTTGTACACTACCACCTGCTATCCATGATTGTGTCCATGGTAAAGGGTTGGTACCAGTATTATAAATCTTTTCTTGTCTAACGGCATGCATTCTTTTACCAGCAATAAACTCTACATACTGCTTTAGTAGTTCTGCGTTTAATCCAATAATACTTCCGTCTTTGAACAAATAGTCTGCCCATTTCTTTTCTTGCTCAACAGCATCAACGAACATCTTAGTACATTGCTCATATGTTTCTTTTTCTATTTTTGCAAAGTCTTTATCGTCTTGCGGTAAAATCTTTAGCATTTGTTGTGTACTTGCTAAGTGAACGTTTTCGTCTCTAGCAATCAGTTTAATAATTTTAGCATTGCCTTCCATTTTTTTAAGTTCTGCAAATGCCCAACTACATGCAAAGGACACATAAAAACGTACACCTTCTAAGATGTTTACACTCATTATTGCTAACCATAGAGCCTTTTTGTGTTCGTATTCATCGTACTTTTTACTTGCTTGTTGTCTTAACAGGTTGTATTCAATGAGTTTATCGTAGTTAGCAGTAATACTATCAGCACAATCTACAATCTCTTTAACGTCAAGCATTTCATCAAATATTTTACTAGGATCTGCATATACGTTTCTGATAATATGTGTATAACTTCTGCTGTGAATAGTTTCACTGAATGCCCAAGTCTCAATCCAGGTTTCTAATTCTGGCAGAGTTACTATAGGCAAGAAAGCAAGATTAGGTGAACGTCCTTGTACACTATCCAACAATATTTGTCTTTTTAAATTGCTTGTAAAGATATGCTGTTCATGAGCAGAAAGATTTTTAAAGTCGGTTGCATCACGTAAGATATCTACTTCTTCAGGTCTCCAAAAGAATCCTAACTGCTTATCAGTTAGTTTATCAAACTGTTTATATTTAAGTGTATCAAATCTTTGAATATCTACCGGACCACTTTTATCTAAAAACATTTTAGATTCTGTGTGCTTTGTTTTTCTGTTAGGATTAAAAACTGTCATTATATTTTACAACTCTCGCAATCGTCATCATCTAAAGATGACACCATGTTTACTTCTATTGTTTCTGTAGTGTCTTTATTTATATCAATTTCACCTTGACCATCAAACGTGTTATTATAATACATCTGCTTTCCACCATATTTATAAAAAGTTAAGATGTCTTTAATTAGTACACTTACTGGAACTTTTTCATCTTCAAAATATTCTGGATTATATGATGTGTTTACACTAATACCTTGGTCAATATATTTTTGTAATACGGCCATAATCTTTAAGTACCCCTCTGGAGATTTTTGATCCCACAGCAAATCATACTTGTTCTTAAGTCTTGGATATCCAGGAACTACTTGTTTAAGTACACCATGTTTACTTTGTTTAATACTTACATAACTACGTGGTGGTTCAATACCATTTGTACTGTTACTAATCTGTGCTGATGTTTCAGCAGGCATAAGTGCCATTAGTGTTGAATTACGGATACCTGTTTCTTTAAGTTGCTTACGCAATCCTTTCCAATCCATACGTTCTTTATTTTTAACTAATTCGTCAACGTCTTTTTTATATGTTTGGTTAGGTGTAATACCGTGTCCGTATTTAGTTTCCATTACACCTGGAATAGCACCTTTCTCAATAGCCAAGTTTGCACTTGCTTTGATTAAGTAATAACTCCATGCTTCTGCATACTCATCAATCAATTCTAAATTAGGCTCTTGATAACTAGTATCATTTTTTGCTAACCAATATGCAAAGTTGATAATGCCGACACCGAGAGGGCGTCTCTTTTCAGTACTAAGTTCGGCGGCTAATACAGGATAACTTTGGTAATCCAAAAGTTCATCCAATGCTCTTACAGCCAGATCACAAATTTTTTCAAAGTCGTCTGGTTTCTTTATGACACCCCAATTTATCGCACTCAAAGTACATAGAGATATCTCACCATCTCGGTCATCGGTATTACTTAAAGGTTTAGTAGGTAGGTCAATTTCACAACACAAATTACTTTGTTTGATTGGTGCTACATCTTCTATAAATGCTCCATGTGTATTAGCATGGTCTACATTCATAAGATATATCCTACCCGTGTCTTTTCTTTCTTGCACAAACGACGAAAATAAATCCATAGCAGGAATAGTCTTTTTCCTAATATTTGTTTTACGTTCAGCCGCTTCATATAACTCTTTGAACTTGTCCTGATCTGCAAAAAAAGAATCATATAGTCCTGGCACATCATGTGGCGAGAACAATGTGATGTTTTCACCACTAATGAGTCTTTCATACATCAGTTTATTAAATTGCACACCATAATCCATATGGCGTACTCTGTTGTCTTCTGTTCCTTTATTGTTCTTTAATACTAGTAAGTCTTCAACTTCTAAATGCCAAATAGGATAGTATAGTGTTGCCGCTCCACCACGTACTCCACCTTGTGAGCATGACTTAACTGCTGATTGGAATAGTTTATAGAAGGGGATAACTCCTGTGTGAGTTGCGTCTCCACTCCTGATAGGCGAGCCTACTGCTCTTATACTTCCAGCACCAATGCCAATACCTGCCTTCTGGCTAACGTATTTTACAATACTACTTGCTGTAGCATTGATACTATCTAAACTGTCATCTGTTTCAATTAGTACACAACTACTGAATTGTCTTTGTGGTGTTCTAACACCTGCCATGACTGGAGTAGGTAAACTAATTTTAAATGTACTAATAGCATCATAATATCCCTTAATATATTTCATTCTTGTATCAGCAGGATATTTTGCAAACAATGTTGCCGCAATCATCATATATGCAACTTGTGGAGTTTCAAAAATTTGTCCTGTTGATCTATTTTGTACCAGATACTTGCCACGGAATTGTTCCATAGCCGCATAAGTGAGATACTCGTCTCTGTTATGGTCTATAAAACTTTGTAATTCGTTGATTTCATCTTTTGTGTATAGATCTAAAAATTCTGCATCATACATTCCATCATCAACATTCTTTTGAATAATATCACACAGACATGGAGGTTCAAACTCACCATATACCATTTTACGCAAATGATAACTGATTAGTCTACCAGCAACATACTGATAGTTAGGTGCTTCTTCAGAAATAAGATCAGCGGCACTTTTAATAAGTGTCTCTTGAATATCTTCTGTTTTGATTGACTCGAAAAATTGAATTTGAGAATTGATTTCTACTTCACTAGCACTTACGCCAGTGATACCTTCACATGCATAAGCAACTACTTTATGCAACTTGTCTATGTTTATGTCTTCTAGTTTGCCGTCTCTTTTTTCTACTTGCATGTGTTTTTATCCAAAGTGTGTTCTACATTATAACACTAACGTATTACAATGTCAATAATTAAATTATTGGTATATATAAATTTTTAAAAGTGGTCAATTCTACATAGTAATCTTTTGCTATGTCAATTGGTACTGGCTTTGAGGTATCTAGATTATACATATTTTCATTATGTACAAAGACTGCACCGTCAAATCCATTCATGCTATTACTTATCACTTTCCATTCTGTTTCATATGGATTTAGGTAATCTAAATGGCCGAGTAATTGGTACAATAATATGGATATGCCCGTAGTACAAAAATAGCCATGCTCTAAGATTTCAAACGGCTTTGGCCAGGACTTAGGAGTCCAATAATCTATGTATCTAGAACGTGGTTTTATCTCGCCGAAGTGCTCGAGTATTTTGGATTTTGAAAGTTTGCTTGTTCGTAACTCTCGGTATTGTTCTAATCTAGTCGCAACTGTAGTGTGTTTTTCAAACATTTAAAATCCTGTTTTAGTAGGATTTCCATCTTCTAGTAATATACTTCATTGTAACATTACTAGGAGTAGGAGATAATGATATGTTAGAACTAATTGCTACAGTACCACTTGATATAGAACCAGTAAACTTAATACCGTCATTTATATCTACGCCAGTGTCTGCAAATTCAGTACCAATATCATTTATAACAACTGAACCATTACCACCATCTGCCAATGGATTAGCAACATATTGTAATGTGCCTACTTTATTGTAAAAGTCGCCTCCTGGCATTCTTGCGTCTAGTACATAGTCAAACATCATGGTATCTATAATACTTGAATCTGTACCTAGTGAAGATACAACAATTTCTGTATTTGGTGATGAAGTGTCTAATAGCAATTCATTTGGTTCACTGTATTCAATTGTGCTTGAACGAGCCTCTTGAGCTTCTGTAGTCAATAACTCGATATTTGTTTTGATTGTTGCAAGTCCTTTGATATTAGAATCTGATTTATCAAAGTATAACTTGTTTACTATTTCTGAGAAGTTACCTGATTCCTCGTGACCGTCAAAATCAATCTCTCCGGTTGTACTGTTTACATCTAAATCGTAAGTACCAAACTGTGTACTAACAAAAGGAGAGTTTACAAACACATTACTTAAAATATTATGTCTATCAGATGCCTCATTAAATAAAGACTCTAACCATTCTTCTAATTTTGCTTTTACAGTAGTATTCTGTTTTAAGTATTTGTTATTAGTTGATGTATTTAAGTTTATACCTATATTGCCCCATGAACTAATTCCATCTGCTGGGTCATTAAACAATAAGTATTCTTTTTGATCTGAACTTCTCACATAAGTTTTATCTGTGCTATTGGGTATCAAACTCATCTTAATCCAATCACCATCTGCGTTTACTTTTTGGATAGCACCATTAAGTGTTGTTTCGCCACTTAAACTAATGTATCTACCTGGAGACACTACCATGTTATCACTTGTTGTAATACTTGATGGAATTTCTGGAGATACATTACCAAGTACACTAGTACCAGCAACATTAGGTGTGATGTTACCAGTTCGTTGAATAACAAACGTATTTGGTTGACTATCAGAGATTGTGAAAGTTGTATTGTTTATTTCTGCGGTGTCATCTGAACCACTAACTGTTATTACATCACCATTTGCAAATCCATGATTTTGACTGTAAAGTTGGACTTCATCTGTGTTAGTTTTTAAATTTATAAACGTAACACCTGCTGTGATGTTGGCACTTAAACCTGGATCTGTTACAGTAAATGATGTACCACTTGCATTTTCTACCGTATATTCACTTGTACCAATTTCTGTATTACCATTAAATTTAACTTTATCGCCATTTACAACAGAACCTGATAAACCAGTAATGTCTATTACTAAATTACCACTACTAATGGTTACATTGTTTACAGTTTGTCCTGTAACAAAAGCATTAGCAGGAACATCTACTGTGAATGTTGTACTTGCATTTGCACTTGAAATAGGTAATAATTTTTGGTTTAACCAACCGATTGCTGTATTACTACTTGCACTAGTACCTTCTACCCATATAAAAGAATTAGTACCTGTTGTTTTTGTACCGCTTAAATCTAATACAGTTGAACCTGTATTAAATGTAATTGTTGTAGCATTTGATGTAGCACTTGCAACTGTGCCTGTGTATGTAGATGCATTGTAAGTTGCACTACCACCAAACAATGCTTGGTCTAAAGGATTCTTTACACCAATAACACCACCTGCTGAAATTAAACTTACATTACTTACTGCATCACTACCTAAACCAGCAACAACATCTAAATGTTTTGTATCTAAACCTAACCAGCCAGTTCCTGTTTCGTTGTTTACTAAAATATATTCATGGTTTAGTTTTTGCCAATCTTCAATACCTTTTGCAGTATAAAAACCTTGTGTGCTTGAACCGTTAGTAACAATACCACTTGCTGTAAGTAAATGTATTACTTGTGCATTACCATAATATGTAATACTAACATCTTGACTATTAGTTGGTGCTGTTCTCATGTACAACGTGTGACTGTCATTTAATGCATTACCACTTACAAAGTTGTAATCAAATGCGGCATTTACGTTTGCATTAGTTCCGTCATTATCACCTATTTGAGTAACACCGTCAATGATAACTGTGATATCATTGGATTGAAATTTTTGATTGGAGATATTTTGATTTATAATAGAATTTGCATTTCCAGTTATTTCGCTACCAAATGTTTCTCTGGTTATTGAATCACCAGTTGAAATAGTATATGTAGAACTTGTATTTGCTTTCCAACTAACCGACTTGCTTACACCGTCAAAAGTGTTAGAGCCTTTAGGAAATCTAATATGAGGAACTTCAAATTTCAGTATTTGACTGTTAGCCAATGCTATAGTAGAGTCTTGAGCATTTTGTGTTGTCTCAAATACTACTGTTTTGTTATAATTATTACTTACAGGATCGCTTGTATCAGCACCAATATAAATTTGTCTGCTGTCTGTAGCAAAACCAATTTCTCCAGGTCGTAAAGGTTGAGGAAGATCTTGCTTAAGACCTCGCCTTTGCTGGATTCTACTTATTATAACTTTTAAATTTGCATCGTCTTGGTGTGACACTATGTAATCTCCAAATACTTTTTATAAATGTATTTATCACTTTAAGCAAATTAGGGATTATATCTTACATAGCCTTTTGCCAATATTACCTTCAAATCCTTTAAAATGACCTACAAATTGTGCTGGCATACTTTCTAAACCATGTGTTAGTGTACTTAAACATTTAATTTTAGTTTTGTTAAAGAAACTTTGTAGTTCTTGATTCCACTCATTACTAAAGGTAGTGTTTTTTGCTGAAAAATTACAACCACGTATTGTTGCATCATTGTAGATCACCGCACCTAGATTTGGACCAGGACCATGAGAAGCATCATTGTAATGTTTCATTGCTCCACATAATACAAGAGTTCCGCCGTATGCTAGATTTTGTAATCCTGCTAATGTATAATCATTGCCAACATTAGCATGGTAATAATCAAACTTTTCACCTATATCATTGTATGCTTTTAATTTTTTTTGCAGTGGCCAATCGGGTAAAACTTTAATACCAATACCACCAAGGTTATTTATTGTTGATACTTTTTCATCAGTACTAGTAATACCATAAACTTTTGCACCTTTAGATACTGCTATCTGTACTGCTAGGTGTCCTACACCTCCAGTTGCTCCATCTATTCCTAATACATCTCCTTGTTGGATGTTACATACATTAGCAATGCTGTAGTATGATGTCCTACCAACTAAACTAAATGCTGTTGCAAAACGTATAAGTGATTCATCTAAATTATCTAAGTCTGGATCAACTTTAAGTACTGCTGTAGTATCTTTACATATACCATATTCTCTCCAACCTTTATTATGCCATACATAGGTTCCAACTGGGTAATCAGCACATTTACTTTCTACAACTATGCCAATAGATTCTCCATATAAAGGAGCATCAGGCTCCATTCTGAAAAAACCACCCTCAAAGCCCATATTTGATCTCATAAAAGGATCAGTGCTACAATATAAATTTTTAACTAAAAATTCACCTAATTCTATTTCAGGCAATTCTACATCAACAATGTTAAAATCATTTTCTGATACATGTTGGGATAGTTTATATTTTAAATGTATTTCTTTTGAAATCATATTTTATTGTAATATTGAGCTAGACGGTCTGCCCATTTCCCACAATATTGTTCAAACTCATCGCCTTCTATAACAAAGTCAGCATACTTGCCTTCTCTGTCTACCATTAAGATAGCAACTTGTTTAATTTGTGTACCAAACATTTCATTATGTGCTAGTGCGTATGCACAACCTTGCAAAAAGTAATCTTCGATCCACTCTCTTTTTTTAATCTTCTTAGCAGTTTTAAAATCAATTATGCTGTCAACACCATTAAACTTACCTACTGCATCACTTGTACCTGCATATAATCCTTTTGCAATCAAGGCTACTTCTACACCCCATACTTCATCAACTTGGCTTAAACCTTTTGCTATCATTTCTTCTAACATTGATTTAGCCATTATGCTGATATGGTTAGTACCTGATATTTTATACTCTTCTTGTAACACATATTTTTCTAAAGCATTATGTACTTTAGTACCAAGTCCTGCGGCTTCTCTACTTACACGGTTTGCTTCTTCTTCGCCTACACGTTTACGCCAATTCATTAGTGCTGTTTTATCACCAGTATCGCCTAATACAGTGGTTACACTTGGCACTGGTTGATCATCATCACCAGTATATTGCCTTTGACCATTTTTGGCTGTAACCCTTTTAAGTGTTGGGTATTCAAACTTTTCTACTAACATTTATTTGTCCTCAATTTATATTATACACTATATTGCTTTAGTTGTCAACATGTATTCTGCTATTTTATCATGCCATAATATGCCAAAGTGTTGATGGTCTCTAGCAATATGTTTAGGCCATTCTGTTATATCAGCATTGCATTCATTTACTATTTTAACGCCTTTAATCATATTTTTGAATACAAACATCCAGTTAGGAACATATAATTCATTTTCTGTACACCAAGTAACAGTAGCAAAAGTATTTTTATCAAATAAACGTACTTCAATATTGTTTAATAAACAAAAATTTATAATGCTTTGTACTGCTACCCATCTATACATCTGTCTTGTATTATTATTTAAAACAATGTCAGAATGTTCAAACTGCTTTAGAAACCAATGTTTTGCCGGAGTTAAGCCTTCAACCATACCTTTATCTGAAACTGCTGTAAATCTTTCTGAATGTGGAATGCAAATATATGTTTTCTTAAACTTTTTAGTTTTGTACATAGATACTAAAAGCATATATACATCCATTAAACTTCCACATATAGTACCAGCATTATAAATTGGTAATTCTTCTTTTAATTTACTGTGCCAAAGTTCACTTACAGGCAAACCCATGCCAACAGTATTGCTGTCTCCAAACACAGGTATAAATTCATTTTCTGTTAAATCGTCAAAATCAAAATCATTACGATTGCCTTGCTTGTTTAATTTGTATGTAATTTTAGGGAATTGATCATACCAGCCTTGTTTATCAATGTTAAGTAAATCTTTATACTTGTATGTTTGTTCATGTACACGTTTATACAAACGTTTGGTTATAGGATCAAGTGTATTTTCATCAAAGTCTTTAGTAAATGCTGGACTACTTAGTGACATTTTTAAATCTTCTATTTGCTCATTTGCAACATCTAAACTTAAATAAGGAACTTCGGTTGGTAATTTTTCTACTTGTACAGTATACTCGTTATTTTGTTCTCTACGCATCTGTAGTGTAGTTTCTAAAAATTCCTCGTCTTTGTAATTATCAGGATCTCCGCCTCTAGTAATAGCCTTGTTAAATTTAAGTGCCATTTCAGAATAAGTTACATTGAATTGTTCAAAGTATTCTTTATCGAGGTGCTGAGCCGCACGAAGTAATCTATCATCCATGTCTATATTTATTGGAGTATTATTGTGGGAGGTCGTCTTTAACGGCAGACATCGCCTGGTCGCCGGCCATAGCACCAACATCAACTTGGTCTAATTCTTGCTCTGGGTCAACCATATCATTTGGTATTTTGCCTTTAGGTGTAATAGTATCAACAGTTGCACTTTGTACTACGTCCATTTGCTCTAAAGCCTTGACTAATTCTTCGGCACTCATTAGGAAACCGTCACTTGCTAGAGCGTCTCTAAATTCTTCTGTGGATATTTCGTTTTTGTCTGAACCTACAAACTGTGCTAATCTATCAAGTACTGCTACTTTAAGATCATCAAAGTATGCTTCAAATAGCAATACTTCAAATATTTTCATGTTACACCTCTACTGGTGCTCTACCTAATGGCTCTTCCTCTGGTCCTGCCGCGGCTGGTAGATTATCTACTGGTTCATCCATTGGCATGTCATCTGCTGGCATATCCATTGGTGCTTCAGAATTGCCTAACCCCATATCACCTGCTGGAGCACTTGCAGGTGCTTCGCCTGTTATAGTTCCAATAGCATTGTCCATCTCTGCTTTAGTAGATTTAGAATTACCTAAGTGTGCCTCTAGAGCGGCGTTCATGGCATTACCAAAACTTTGAGCCGCCTCTGCACCAAACTCTGCTCTCATTTGATCAGCAATAGCAGGAATATCTTCATTTTGCATTCTACCAAGTCTTTCAATTTGATCTTGAATATCATCACTTAATGCTCTTGCCGCCATCACAACTTCTGCTTCTTCAACTGTTGATTCTGAAATCATATCATCAATGATATCATCAAACATGCTTTCTTTTGCTTGTTTCTTTTCGTCTTTAGTATCGCCTGTTATTTTGTAAGTTTCGCCGTCTACTTCAAACTCCTCTTTACCTTGTGCAATTGCGTCTTTTCTTGCACCTGTAAATTTGTTTTGCTCTGATACTTTCTTGCCAAACATTTGAATACCATTGCCTACAGCATCTTCTTCTAAACCGTTTAGGAAGCCAACGACTGCATCTCTGCTTTTGCCACTTACTTCTGCAAACATACCTAGTTTTTCTTCAATTGCTTTTAATGTATCTACACTGTCTAATTCCATTCCAACTTCTCTAGCCATTTCTTTAAATAAAAATTCGCCAATATCAGTTGATGGGAATGTAGGTACGTCTTCAGTTTTCATACCACAGGCTTCCATGTAATCTTTAGCCGCTTTAAGTACGATTGGTAAAACAAATTCATCATCATGTGCAAATCGGGAATCTTGTCTGAATCTGTTCATGCATTCTGCACTTGCTTCGTCTACTGTATAGCCACTATCCATAAGTTGTTGAATACCATCATTGATCATTTGTTTCATTTCTTGCATTGCAGGACTTTCAACATACATGCCTTCTTCAAGCATAACATCAATAACGTCTTTAACACCTAAGTACTTTGCATACTCTGGATCTAAGTTAAACTTCTTGTTAGTATTTCTCAATCTAACAACATGGGCTTCAGCCTGTTCTCTTACGTTTTCTAGTTTATTTCTAGAATGAAACCCAGTGATTTTAACACCGTGATTTTCTTTGAGGTATCCATTAAGTTCTTTAAACTTAGCACTACCTGTTTTTTTGAAATTTGTAATTCTCATAATTATTCCCGATAAAATTATAATTGTTAAATGTATTTATCAAAAACATCAAAAAAATTACATCTTTTTGTAATCGATTACTTCTGTGAACTGGTTTTGAATTTGGCACATCATGTCATCCTTTACTTTATAGTAGTAATTTAGTGACATATCCTTTCTTGCTTCTGTGATAATTAGTTTATCTATGTCTTTGGTTGTTCTAATTGTGTAGTTGTAAAAAAATAAATCATTTATATGTTTGTTTAGTTCTCTACCATTCTTAGTTAAGACATTTTCTATAGTGCCTTTTACTTTATTGATTTTTGTTTTAGATGTAGTATTGCAAAGTTTAACAATCATTTGGGCCGCTTCTGATATAGGTATCTCTTTAAAGATTGGCTTTTTAGTTGTGCTGTCAACTACAGAAAAATATTTTTCTTTATTACCACTAACAAAATAAAGGTTGCGTTTGCTTATACTCTTAACAGCATTATCAAGTTTATTGACTAATTCTGCTTTTTTCTTTTTAGAGAGTTTCTTGTTGAGGGTAGATTTTGTATTTTGTTTTACCATTGTCATTTACTTTAAGTACCAATCCACGTTGTCTGAGATTGCTTGCCATATGCAATTCTTTTTCTTGCAGGTCTACTTCATATATACCTTTTTCGTGCTTTAATTTATCAAAAAAGCGGAATTCATTTGAACTGACAACCGTTAGACCATGTTTGTTTTTAAGCATTTTCATGTTATCTCTTTATGATTGTGCTTTCTTTTTTAGACTTTGGTCCAGGTTTTTTGTGAGCCCATTTAGTTTTTTTAGGCTTTTTAGGACGTTGGACCACACGTTGTACATCACTTTGAAGTGGCTTAACCACTGTGGCAACTGAGCCGGCTGTCATTGTTTCTGATAATATAATGTCGTTGATCTTCATACTGTTATTTATCTTCTTTGTTCTGTAATGGTAACTTATACCCGGGCCTAATTTCAAAAAATTCATGTAAACCTAAGGCTGAATTTTCTTTTATGGTATTTAAATTACTAACAAATAGATTATAATTATGAATAACATCAATAGAAATCTTGTCTTGTAAGTTCTTCCACTCTATTGGGTTGGATTTAATTTCTTTTAATTGCTGTATTGCATCACACACCATAATAATTTTGCTAATATTATTCATTGTGGTATCTAATTTGTGTGTATCTATCAAATAATCAAAAGTATTATAACCTAATTCTTGTAAATGCTTATATGTTTTATTACTGCCTAGTACAATAAATGGTTGACACATAACTATAGGCTTGAATACTTTTTCAGAAACAAATAAATTATTATTAGAAAACGTTTCTGTGATAACTTGCACATCACAATTTAACATATTTTGTATAAAACTGTCATCACCAAACTCTTTCATATGTATACTGTCTTCCGTTCTTTTGTCCGCAACTATAGGATAATGTGTTTTTAGTTTATCAAGCCATTCAACTGCTATTTCAAAGTCTTCTTTTTCTATAATTAAGTTTGTTAAATCCTCTGATAATTGTGTAATAGTTTTACTGTATAACTTATTATATTCTAAATCAGAACTACTTACATAACCGTCTTGTAATAGGTCTAATTTGCTCATACAGCCTAGTAAAAGTGTTCTGTGATGTTTGGGTGCGTTATTTAAACAACTGAATACAGACGGTCTGTGTAAGTCTGTGTCTATGTCAACTAATTGGTCGTCTTCTTTAAAATCATACTCAATTATTTCGTATAATTCTGCCATGCTATCTTCCATAAAATTGTTTGCACAAAAAGTTTGAAAGTTATTATAACCTAATTGTTGTTGTATGTCTTGTATGTTTATACTGCTATTACAATAATAGGTATTATCAGGATTTAAATTGTAATGATTTACAACTTGAGATATAAAACTAAACATATATTCATCACTAAAACCTTCAGCACTATTATCAAATAGTATTACAGGTTCTGCAAAGTCTTTTACATATTCAGGAATAATTGGTTTGCAACTGTACTTGTTGTCTTTCCACAAATTAAATAATTCTTTAGAACCTATGCCGTCTAAACTTATTACTATTATTGTTTTTAAAGATTTGTGTGCTTTATCTAATTCTCTCCAGTATATATCTAAATGCCTACATTGTCCATATATACTATCTCTAGTATGTGCTGGAACATGTTCTAAAAGGTCTTTCTTTCCACAACTGGATAGAAAACTAACAAAAGGATTGTTTATATCGAGAATCTGCATTAGCAGTATTTATTTAGGATTTTTTCTTGCCGCCTTTCATGTTGGCACACCAGTGATACATTTTACCCTTCTCACCACTGTACTTTTTTGCTTTTGCACGGAGACTACTCACTGAGCCTTTGCAACTGGCTCCTGCCTTCTTTACTCGGCCTGGTCTACTCTTGCCTTTCTTCTTGCCGTCAGCAAAGTTTTCGTCCATCTTAGAACGTAATAAATCCTTAAAGTAATTTTCTGCCATTACTGCTCTGTCACTTGTAGTGTGGTCAAATGCTTTCATTACGTCTTCAATGTCTGCATCAATAATTATTGCTGGTACTCTTTTAATACCTAATATATGTGCGGCATCGTATCTGTGATGTCCGTTTATGAGATATCCTTTCCTATCTACAATAAATGGCCTGTCTGCATTTTTTAAAAATACGTCTTCTGCTTTTTTACTTAATCCATCTACACGTTGGCTTTGTACTGGTTTAATTTTATCTATACTGATTTTACCTTCCTTATAATCAAAATCTGAGTTTTTGATATGACTTCTTCTAATTTGAGGTAATTCATTTCTGTTAAAATGTTTATCGCTTAATGCTCTGTTGTAATCTTCTTCTATTGAACCTTTTAATCTTATTACACCACAAGCAACTCTATCACCTGCATTGCCTGTTTTTGTGCTTTCTTCGTCTCCACCTTGACCTAAATCATCTGTATCAGCATGTATTACTATTGCTCTGCCTACTACATCATGTAATTGTACCCTCGGTGCTTTGAATTGGAACCTTGCAATACCTTGATCGTCTGCTTTGATGTTTCCTAAGTCACCCACATGTCCGTGTTCTAATCCACCGTGTTCTACGCCTTCTGGATTATAATGTCCTCCGGCACTAGCACAACCGTCACTTAGATCGCCAAACTCATGTATGTGGAAACCATGTAATCCAGGAGTTAAACCTTTTACTATTCCTTTGATTATTGTTTCTTCGCCAAATTTTTGTTTGAATTTTACAAATCCTGTAACATCTTCTGGTGAATGTTCCAATTGACATATTGCTTTTATGGTTTCATTAGACTCTGTGATAGATTCTAACTTAGAGCACTCACAAGTTTTTGCTTTTGTCTTAGGACAACTTTGAAAATCTACTGCTCTCATTACTTAAATCCAAAGGCAAATTTGCCACCTATTCTTGAACTGTAGTAATTTTTACTGCCGTCTATTTCTACTGTACCTTGGAAGTTTGGCGGATATACAGCCTCCCATCCTGTTACTCTAGCATCATCTCCTTGTTTACCCATTTTACAATATAACTGTACAATACTGGATTGGTTAAGAAATGCTACACAACCTTGTCCAAACTCTGGACCCGATTCATTTATAAGTCTAGTAACCTTTTTAGCAAGTAAGGCCAACAATGCATAACCTGTATTAAACCCTGCAACATCTTGTCTCGGTGTACCATAATTAAATAGTTCTGTTGCGGCTTGACTTAATCCTGCATAGTCTTGTTTGCCTTGTTGTATATAACCATTGATTTCTTCTTCTAGCCCTTGTGGTAATGCTTTGTATAATTCTGCTAATCTAAAAGGACCATCTTTAGCACTATTGCTTTGTACAATGTTTATGATTTTTACAGTTGTAGGATATTGTGCTTTTAATTCTTCTGATGCTTTTAATATAGCATCTTGTATATTCTTAACACTTGCTTTAGCACCTTTACCACCCTTACTGCTGATACCTACTCTAGTACCGTCTGGTGCTGTAAAGTAACTGTCAACTAGTGGGGCATTCATTGCCATAGGCCAAAATATACTACAACTTGCCCATGGTTGACCTTTTAATAAATCATTTTTGGCATCATCTGCCTGACCACCTACCATTTCACTCATTAGTGCAACCGGACCCATTATCTCACCAAAGTAATCTCTTAATGCTGGTAAGTTTTTGATCTGTCCTGGAAACACAGGATGTTCCTGTGTATGAATTGTTTCTAATGCATTTACTAATGCTTCTGATAAGTCGTTACCTGCAGAATTTTTCTTTACTGTTTGTATAACATCCATTACACCATTAAATTCATCATCTGTTTTAATTAAATGTTGTGGATCTATGCCAATGTCTAATTTCATTGCTCCAGCAGTTTGTAATTTCCAACCAAGTGGTACTTGACCGTTGCTCCATTTACCCATCATATCTGCTGTTTTTTGTTTAAAGTATCTTCCCCAATATGTTGGTTTATCATTTAATTCTGGATCTGTAAGTGTAGCAATACCAAATGCTAAACTACCATTATTAGGAGTATTAGTCCATTCTATTTGACTATTGATTTCTTGTTCTGTTGCTCTAATAAATTCATCTCTGCTTTCTGGATCAGGGAATTGCATTTCTTCTTGTGGGTATAAATCTACACGTTGAAACTCTAATTGATCGTTTCCTTTTTGAAATCTATCGCCAACAACTCTTCCCATTATACCTTTTGCTTCTAAAAGAGATTTAACGTGTTGCTTACTCCACTCATTGATATTGAGTTTTGCTTTTACTTCCGGTCCTAGTGTTTCTGCATAACCTCTAACAATACCTCTTGCACATGCATCATCACCGGCTTCTGCTCTTAAACGTTTAAAATCATTTAACATTCCTGGAACAGGTATTGCTGTAAAGGCTAACATTTGTTTTTTAAGATCGCTTACTGGAAAATGATCTGCTAATAATTTGTTTATAACTACAATAGTATCATTGTTTGGCGTGGCATCTTCTTTAACTTTTTTCTTTTTCTTTTTCTCTTTAGGTAAATCTTTAAGCAATGCCGCCATGTCTTGGCCTGCTTCTATTGTTTCATATAACTTATCAATTTTAGTTTTATTTACTTTTGATATAATATCTAATTGTTCTTGTAAAGGTAATGCATCAAATTTATTAAACACACTTTCTAATTCTGGGTTACTAGGTGAATTGCTGAGTCTATTTCTAACTATTTCTCGTGCTTGAGCTATGGTCATAGGTTCGCCGCCACCTGATTTATTACTTACAAGTGCTTGTAATATCATATTCTTAGTGCCGCCTGGAGTAACATCTCCATTTAGTATAGCAACAAGTTTATTTACTTCGGCTTGAGGCATGTAGTTTTGTATGCCATCTTGCATCATTCTATCAAAAAGTTGATATGCATCTCTGGCAGATTGATAACCGCTATCACTACCATACATACCACTTACATCATCACCATCACTGCCGTCTGGATTCTTTCTGAAATAGTTTCCACCACTAACATTATAGTTCTTTTTGATGTAATCTTCTGCGGCTAAAACTGCGGCGGCCCATCTACTGCCACTAACTACATTTCCACCATCTGGTGCATATTCTTTTTCTGGTCTCCAATCATGGTTACCGTCAAATTGTTTGTATGCTTTCTTTAAAAGTTCTGCACCTTGGTCATTTACACCACGTGTTATGCCTAAGTGGTCTGCCAAGTTGCCCCAATTTGTTTTACTTGCTATGCCATTAGAAGATTCTCGATCATAGTCTTCTACACCACCTGCTCTTAATAATGATTCTACTTTGGTATTAAATGCTGTTGCTTTGCTGTCTATTGCTTTTGCTTTTTTAGATAATTTTGGATTGTTTACATGCCATGCCGCGGCACTTGAAAACTCAAATGGTTCGCCTAAATCACTGTTGAGTTCTTTTCTTGGCAATAGAGGTTCGTGCCCTAACCCATTCATTCCCTCTCTTCCGTCGCCGAGAGAACCATTGTCAAAAACAACTCCTCGTAATTTTAACTTTTGTTTGATGTTATGATCGTTGCCACTAACATATCTATTCAAGAAATTATCTATACTAACTCTATACTTGTCTCTAAATGCATTGTAGATCTTTTCGATTTTTTCTTCTCTCCAAGTATCTTTAATTTTTCTGTACATGTGATTTCGTTGCTTATAGGCTTCTCTGGCTATAGATTCATGACTTGTTGGCATTTGTATACAGAAGTCATATGAGCTGTTTTGATTATTCCTAGCCCAATCTAAATAACCATATAAACTACGATCGGAATAAGAGTCTAATTCATCAATCATTTCTTTTCTATAATATAAGTCGCCGCCAAAATCAAATGTTTTTACAGTTGCCAATACTTTACTGTTCTTTTTAGTAAACTCTCGATCTTTTTTATCTACTTTGAGTTTATTATCTATTTGATCTTGTTGAGAGTCAAACCCTAGTTTTTGTGTAACTTTATCAAATGAAACCATAAACTGTTTAATTGCGTCTAAACGTTTTCTAATTAAGTCAGGTACAGGACCCATTTTATAAACACTTGGCTTTGTATCTTTTAATCTATAGTATTTGTCAAATGAACCTCTAAAGAAATCTTGTAGCAAATTTTTATAATCTTCTGCTACTGTATCTCCAATTGATCTAGGAGTGAATCTCCCGCCGTCTATTTCATCAATGATATCTTTTAACCTTTCTGCTGTATATCCAGTTAGACCAAAAAAGGCTTGACCATCTCTTTGGGTACCTGCATCAGTACCATCTAGTTCACTGTATTTGTCAAGCATCATGTCATCGGATGTTTCAATAACGTCATACATACTTTTTACAGATTTGTTTATTTCTTTTAAACTATCTATATATAATTGTAAATCTTCATCTTTAATTCTATCTAATTCTTCCCAACGAGTTCTATACTTAATCATAAACTTGCTCAGCCAATTATCTGTATAATTGTCGCCGCCTTGCACTTTTAGATTTACACCTTTACCAACTGGTTGAGTGTAAGGTTTGTATGATTTTAAATGATCAATAAATTTATTGTATCCTTCTTTAGATATTGGATCGCCAGGGCTAACCCAATGGCCGTCAACTGGCCCGTATCCAAAAGAGCCACGTGTTATACCACCAAAGAACTCTTTGTATTCCGTTTTAAAAGAAGGTTGCTCTATTTGTGTTTTCCAAGCATCTGCTACTACTTTTTTACTTCTAGTTGGTAATACATCTGCTAATTTAGAAATAAATTCATCATATTTTTTGCCTTTGAGATCATCACTGTTTATAGCACTCCAGATACCTGATGCTATTTTTTCTACTTGTGGACCTGATGCAAATGATGGTAATTCCACAAACTCCTTTTTAAATAATCTTTCTACACCATTTTGAGCTCTTTCCAATGTTGTTTGTGGAGAAACTGTTTTATTTGTAAAAATTTCTCTATAAGATTTAGTAATCATTTTGCCTAATTCATCGAGAGTAAGTTCAAAATCTTTAACAGTATTTCTCAATATCCCAATACCTTTTGCACTTATGACATCTCTGTTTAAATTTTGGTTTAAGTCATAACCTGCCTGTGCTACACCTAGTGCAAATTTTTCTTGAGCTTTTTTAAGTAAACCTTCTTTTTGTAATCTATCAGTCTCTACATCTTCTTTTAATCCAGGTTTTCTTGCTTTTAGTGTTTTATATCTATGTAAATTGTTAAATGCACTAGCAAGGATAAACATAGATTCTACATAATTTTGTTTGTTAAAAAATCCTTTCAACACATTTACTGCTGGATGTTCTGCACCATCATCAAATCGGCCTTTTGTTCTTTCATCATCACGATCACTAATTGAATCTAACTGATTTATAAAGCGGAATAATGCTTTTGCATAATCTTTATTATATGCGTCGTCACCTTCAGTAGTATATCCTGCTGTCATAGTTGTAGCATAACGGATTACTGCTTTTGCAACCTTGTTAAAATCTAAATGGTAATCGTCGCCGCCGCCTATTCTAAATTCTACAAGTTGTTTTCCGGTATCTGGATCTGTTTGATCTTTAAAGTTTATAGAACTAAATTTGGCACTATCAATGCCTTTGCTTAAAATACTTTCTATACCTTTAATAGTTTTTGTATTTTCTGGATTTGCTTTGAGCTCTGCCGCTTTTCTTTTTAGGCTATCTATTTGGCTTTTTGCATAACTGTTATTTTGTCTGCCAAACGTACTTAATAAATATTTGTCGCCAAGTAGCATTGCTATTTTTAACTTGTTTGGGCTATTCTCCACCCTGTTATTTGAGGTTCCTTTGCCTTGGTAACTCATAGTAACATGTAACCCTGTTGAATGGTTTGTTTCTACCCCCATGTCACTAAAAAAATTAAAAAGACTTTTCATCTCTTCAAGCATTTTACCGGGTGAACTGTAAACTGGACTGATAATTTCTGCACCAGTACCTGAGTAAATATCTATACTACTATCATCTTCTACTGCCCATGTGTCATACCCACTAGTACTACCATACTCTCCATATTCTGCACGATTGGTAAAATCACTATATTGCTCTGACCAGTTATTTAAATAGTCTGCTACTTCTTCTAATCCGCCGCCGCCCTCTGGATTACTTATATAATAATCTCCAAGCTCGGCTAAACAATTACCCCAACCACCATATTCTCTATTTGCCCATACATCTATGTCGTATTCGGTCTCTATTTCGTCAACGGCTTCATCCATTGCTTCACCAGACTCACGTATTGCTTCTTCTATCCATTCGATTAAATCATCTTCTCTTTCTTCTTCTGCGTACTGTCTTCCCCAAGCAATAAAATCCCAATCTTCGTATTCTTCTCGTTCTTCTTCTGGCAAGTCATCTAGTATGCGTTCTTTGTATTCTTCTATGTCGTCTTCGTCTAGTTGATCTTCAACAAAATCATTTATATAATCTTCATCTTCTTTTCTATCTTGTGTCATACGGGAAATAATTTCGCCTTCCAAATCAAATGCCATTTCGTAGACCCATTCTCTGTATGCTTCTTCTATTTCATTTACAGCACGTCTGCCAATTTGATCATAAAGTGCATCTTGTATCTCATACCATGTATTTTCATCAGCCCAGTTTTCGTCTTCACCGCCGCCATATACTTCAGTCCAAACAGTTTCTGCTTCAAAACCACATTTAATTGGTGCTGTTAGAGCCGCTTGTCCTATTTCTTTTTTATTAAAATTGATTTCAAATATTTGCTCTCGGCCTTGTTCGCTGAGTTTATGCTTTCTTGCTAATTTTTTAACACCTTGATTATCTTTGCTTCTAAATTTTATTCCAGATTGTGTTTTCTTAACAAGTGTGCCCAACTTACCTTCATCAACTAAAGCATGTACTTCATCTTTGGGATCTAGTAATTGGTATTCACCTTTTTTGTCTTGTACTACAACTTTATCAGGATTTGGTTTATCACCTACTTTACTTACAACTTTACCCAATGGGTTTCCATCTTTGTCATTGTACTCTGAATCTACATCTAAATCACCTGCTTTGATAGGTGTATATTTAGGTAGTTCCTCTGGTGTAGTGTCTACACCTTGTGTTGTTGGACTGCCTTTATCTGGTTTTGCTGTAGTTTTTTGTGTGGTGGGACTTGCTACAGCATTTGCTTTTGCATTTGCACCAATTTGTTGTCCACCTACTGCGGTAGGTGTGCCTGGCTTTAATCCATATTCATTTAGTAATGATTGAAAAGTTCTTACATCCTTAAACTTCATCTTATCGCCTGTTTGTTGCTCTATTTAAAGAACGTAATCTTTTTGATGCTGGATTCATTCTTTTTGTTCTTTGTGATTTTCTTGACATTCTAGCACCCATTCGTGCTTTAGTTTTTCTCAATGTCATTCTCTTTTTCATGTCAATTGGTTTATGACATTGACTTGGGTTACTTACTACCCTTCCTTTTCTACGGCCACTAGTACAACGGACAGCACGTTTTACTTTGTTGCCCATTTTACGCCAAACCATTCTTGCTTCTATGATTGTGGCTTCTTCGCCTAGTTCTAATAATTTCATATTATCCTAAAAAATTTACTAAAAGTCCAATTACCAATGCAACTAATGTTGTAAAACTTGTACCAACTATTGCAACTAGCCAATTTTCTAATTTATTTAATCTTACTTTAGTATCTTCTTTGAATTCCCTGAGTTCGGTAGTTATGCTTTCTATACGCAACATATCCGCAATGATATGTGCCTCCATATTATGAGACTCTGCGTATATTTGTTTTTCTTCTGGCAGTTGCTCTGGTAATTTCTTTTTCATTTTATAATAAATCCTGTTTTGTAAATTCCATATTCTTAGAATTTTTAGTATCAACGGTACCTCCATTTAATACTATATTGTCAAACTCGTTTACTAGTGTCTCAACTGTATGTGCTCCTGGTCTTTCAGTTGCAAATTTAAAAATCCATCCTGCACCTGTCATACTTGGTGCTCCATAATTTTCTAATAAATTGTTACCTGTACCGTCTAACTCAACTGGATTGTTCATAACAATAGGCATTGCTCTCATTCCTATTACTTGTACAACACTTTCAAAATCTTTTTGACTGTTGTCACCAAAATCATCAGTGTTAGTAATGTCAATAGTAGTGTACAAAGTGAAAAATTCTATATCACCTGTAACAACTTCCATGGAAGTCATTGCCCCGCTTCTTTGTCCAACCATTGTGTCTCCTGTGTCTTTAGTTGTATTTATCACAATTTAAAAATTTATCCTAAGAACTAGAAGTCATAAAAAAAGCAGGCCTAAACCTGCTTTTTAAAAAGTTGTTAAGTATTAAACTTAGACTACTCTGTACTCACCTGCTGTTACAGTTGCGTTTGCACCTGAACCAGTAAGAACTGGTTGGATAGCCGCTAGTAAGTCAGCCGCACTTGGTTGACCTTCTACTGCTACATGCATTACTGTTGCAGAAATGCTGTTGATGATTACTGGTGTACATCTTGTTGCTAATGCTGATAAAACTAATTCACCTTTGTTAGCCGCACCTGCTGTGAAACCAAATGAACTAATGTCATCTGTTCCGTCTACTTCGTCTATGATGAAGTGACTTAAAGAACCTACTAATAGTTGTCCTTCTGCCGCCGCACCGTTTACTCTTGTTAAAGCCATTTGCTTCTCCTAATTTGTTGTACATTCGTGGTCTTAAACCACCGCCGTTGTTACTATGAATGTACTTTGGTTACTTTTATTTATCAAAAATCCACAAAAAAAGGGAGCCTAAACTCCCTTTAAATTTGTTTTAATGCTATATCTTATAGATCAAAAGCCGCAACTGTTACTGCTGACCATGTTACGCCATCAGCATCAGTAAGAGCTTGTACAACGTCTTCTAAGTGAGCCGCTAAAGTTTCACTGTTTGTTCCGTCATATGTATCTGTACCGTGTTCGCCTTCAAATAAAACTTTAAGACCTTGTCCTGTTCCACCTGTTGCGTCTACTGTACCGATTGCTAAAGGTGTTAAACCTTCATTTGCTACTGCTTTCATAAAGATGTCTAATGCACCGCCGACTGCTGTCTTGGCTGATACGTCAACACCGAAATCTACCTGGATACCTGCTAGTACTTTACCACCTAAGTGACCTGCACTAACAACTGCACCTGTATTTTGTGATTGTGCCATTTTAATTCTCCAATGAATTTATTAAGTTACTTTTATTTATCAAAAAAATGATTTATTTAGGTGTTCTAGCACGATACTTTTTACCAATATCCATTAAACCTTGCAATTTTCCGGATAATCTATCGCCTAGTGTTTTACCTGTTGACAAAGATTTAGCCATTGTTGATGTATCTACATCTTGGAAAGGATTGGCCGGTCCGCCTTTGTATGCATTCTTATTACCTGCTTGACCACCTCGTTTTCTTTTTGGTTCTGCTTCTATCTCATCTCTACCGTATGTCATTTTGGTATTTGTCTTTTGATCTCTTGATTGTTTTTTGTCTTGATTTTTTCGCTTTTTAGCAGAATATTCTTCAGCGGCATTGGATATTGCATCCATTGGGCTCATTCCGCCGGCGCCAAATATTGCTTTTGCTCTAGCAACAATATAACTTCTAGCATCTGAACTATAATATGGACCTGATGTTTTAATCCACAACTGCATAGCACTATCGAAACGTTTAATTTCTTCGCCATCAGCCTCTACTATAATATCTTTAATAAGCATATCTGTATTTATCTAAATGCATTTAAAAAAAGACTGATCAATAAATTATACTTTTTTTCTGCCACTTGCCCAATACCCTGCTATTGCACCAATACCTGCTCCAGTCTTACCGCCTAATTTATTTTTGGTAAGTTTAGGTATTGCTTTACTTCCAACGTAGGCTCCAACTGCTGTAGCCGCCGCTCGTTTTAATGTATTTGATTTTTGAGGTACTGGTTTTAACTCGCGTCTAAGTTGCATTGAACTAGCATGTCTAAATACTTCACTTCCTGTTCCTTTAACTCTTAATTGCTGGACCATTTTACTAATAACTGCCTGACGTTGAGAAAATTTTAATTGTGGCCATTGACAAATTAAACGTCTCATTTGTTTGTAAATAGGATTACTAATTTTTAATTGTGATTCTAATCTAAATAAAAATGTTGTAGCATCACTAATTGATACATTGTCTTTTGATAGTCTTGTAATAAATTGATAGTATTTTCTATTTTGAAAAGATAGTGTTTTTAAAAACTTTCTATCTGCATTTTTAATTTTAATCTGTGGATAATCTGATTGGTTTACAGCAAAAGCCAACATATATAAATCTGTTGCCGCTGTTCTAAACACTGCAAAAGGTCCGTATTGTATTGTTTTATATGCGTATGCTAACCCATAATCACGTTGCTTACTGTCTTGTGTAAACATAAATGTTGCTAACGTTTGCAAGTAAAATAAGTCTGCAATTTCTCTGCCAGACAATCGTGAAAAACTTCCTGTAAATCTAAACAATTTACTTTCGGCGAGTTCTTGATTTATAAGTTGTAGTTCCATTCTATGAACCTGGTTTGCCTGAACCAAAATTTAGTTTACTGAATTCTAATCTATCTACTAATTTTAATGCGTTGCCTAATCTATCTACAGCAACAAATCCTTCTTCACCAGTTATCTCATAACCTTTTTCTGTTTGTTTAAATGTTGGCATTTGTCTTATCTGCTCTAGTTTTCTAACAATAATAATTTTTGCTTCTATGAGTTTTAAGTACAAATCATATACTGCAATAATACTCTGTAAATTTTCTTTAATAAATTTTACACCTTGTACCATTGTTTGTGTTTTAGCATCAATAGTTTTTTGTTGTTTAACTTTATCTATCTCTTTTGTCCAATAATTTACAAATTTTGTGATAAAGTCTTGTGCAAATTTAGTAGGTTCATCAAAGTGTCCTTGACGTACTTGATTATTTGCATGAGCTTTTAACTGTTCTAAAAATGTTTTACCAACTAAGTCAGTTCCTTTTTGCAACCAACTAAAAGTATTTGCATCAATACTTTTTAAATAATTGTCTGCTTCTTGTATAGCACTAAGCATTTTATGACCTTCAGCATCACTTAGGGTTACTGTACCACTTAAATCTTTAATGGTTGCATCTCTTTGCCATACACCAGCATTTGCCCCATTACCTAACACACTAGCATCAAAACCAAATTTTGCTTGAGTATCTGCTAGTGTTGGACCACCTACATATTCTGTGTGCCATACAATACCAAATCCAGCACTTAATATTTCTTTTGCTAGATCACTATCTTTAGGTATAGCATAAACAATAGTATTTGGTTTGAAAACTATATATTGCTCACCGTCAATAACTTCTTCTTTTATATCTTCTGATCCGGCAAAAAGCATATCACCTTGTGCAACTGTGTCCCAATTTAATCTGCTTAAATATTTCAATGCAAGTTTAAGTTTATCTCTCAAACCACTGGCATCTTTTTCGCCTTGATCGGCATGATATTTTTCTATATCCGAATTTGTAAAATTCATTTTAGGCTTTTTAGCAAAAACACCTTTGGTTCCTACAAAGAATTTTCCAGTTTGTGGGTCTTTACCTGCTACAATGGCTGGTGCTCCATCCCATTTAGTTGTCATTGATACTGGAGTTTTTGTATTACCTTCTAGCATTTGATGTAAACTGTATAGATAGTCTACTGCTTCTTTGGCACCTTCATGTCCTTTATTAAAGATATTATCTTCTAAATGTTCTAAGTGAGTATTTTTACCATCTGCTTCAAGTAAAGATTCTGTGAGGATTGTTGTTACTAGAGGTTTAGAAATTTCTAAAAATTTCATACTAAACTCCTGCTAATATTTTTGTTTCAAATAAATCTAAATCTTTTTGAGGAATTAAAACAACATCTGATTGTGATTCTGATAATAAAACTTTATAACCTAATTGTTCCCATGTAATACCAGCATATTCTAATACACGATTTACATGTTCATATGATTCTCTGCTCATATTTCTTGCTACTTTAACAAGTTCTTGGTAAGCAGGACTTGTTTTATCCATTTGTGTTCTCTTTAACATGGCAGGCAATGTTGCGGCATAGTTGCTAATATCAATATTTTGAGATTTCATCCTGGATAATTCATCCACAAATTTTTGTGCGGCTTGTTCATTACCACCTATAACTTGTTTTTGTAAATATCCCAAATCTGTTTTTGCAATATTTGGTACTGCTTTCTTATCAGGTGCTACTGGATCAAGTTTAGGTTTACTTCTAATCAAGTTACCTAAGCCTCTTCCTATTCCTGCACCTGCAACTGCACCCATTCTTTTACCTAAGTTTGCATCAGGATCTGCTAACGTTTTTGTTGCAAGTTGCCCACCCATTGCTTTTGTCAATCTGTCTTTCATTTTAGACATAAAGCCTTGTGGTTGCTTGCCTTTGTTTTGATAGATTTTGTTTAATTCTTTTGCTTGAGCAGATGTCGGGGAGATTGGTTGTGTCCCAGGTACTGGATTACCTTTTTTATCTACTTCTTGCCAACCCTGTGCAGAATTATTGAATTGTCTACCATCTGGCAGTTTAACTGATGCTGATTGATAATCTCTAGTGGCCGCTTTTTGTCTAGCCTGTTGAGAATATTTTCCGTCTGCTGTTGCACCTTGTTGAAAGTTTCTTTTTTGTTTGTTTTTTAAAAACTGTTGTTTAGCCCTACTTTGAGGTGCTTCGAAAATATCACTTAATTTCATCGGTGCTCTCTTTAACTATTTTCTTGATACCTCGTGAAAATTTCTTAAAGTCACCGCTCTTAAGACTGTTGATAAGTCTTCTTTCTAAATCTAATGCTACATCATCTTCATACAATTCATATAATGTTTTTTTAATATTTTCTGCACTAGATACTAAATGCTCAACTCTATTCTCAAGAACATGGTGTTTACTCCTATCAATGCTGATGGAGTTTAATTCTTCTAATATACTTCTTGTTTTTTTCACTTTAGTATTCCCTAATACACATATTTATCATTATATGTCATTTTTCTTAATAAACTCTCTGATGTTTAATGCCTGGTTTACTGTACTTTGTGCTTTTTCCTCGTCTGCCGCCATTGTATTAGTACGTCTTACTGTTTCTAATACAGAAGAAGTAGTGAGTGTCATTGCATCTTCATCATCTTCATCTAAATCACTTACTCTAAGTGTATCTGGACAAAACTTCAAGTCTACTTTACTACCAACACCACTACTAGAACGTGTTTTCATAAACTGTATTTGATATCTACCACGTTCTCTCATAGCATTACTTGTAAAAATACCCACAACATTATCTGCTGTTTGTATTTTACTGATACCACCTGCAATATGATGGTGGTCAAACTCTATTTCTTCTACTGCACCTCTGTTTAACTGAGATGCTGTTACCATTAAGATACCTTTTTCTACTGCTAAGTTACGCAATTCCTCAGATACATACTTGTCTTTAATAAACAAATCACCCGGACTTACTCTAGCACTAATAGGCATCATCAAATCTAAATAGTCAACCAGTAAGCAATCCACTTTTACATCAGTGTTTATTTCATATTCTCTAACAAATGCCCTAATATCGTTTGTTGTAACACCATTACTCATTTGTTTTACTCTAAACTTACCAGCACTCTTAGACTTCATCTTAACTTTTAAGTGTACATCATCCATATTACGCATAATTTCTTTAGTGCCATATTCACTAACCATTGCATCTAGACGCATACTAATAAGTTGTTCACTTAACTCTAAACTAATATAAACAACGTTAAGTCCTGCTAATGCCCAATTGACACCTAAGTTCTGTAAGAACAAACTTTTACCTGCGCCTGAGCCTCCTGCGAATATTGTGATTTCTCCTCTGTTCAGACCACCGTAAAGTTTCTGATCGAACATTTTCCACCCTGTTGGTGTTGCTCCTGCTTGGTCTTTTATCCACTGTAATCTCTCTTTTGGATTGTCAAAGTAATCTAGTCCTAAATCTTTTACAAGCCCTACTTGACTTGCGTCTTTAATTTTAGTTTCTACGGCACCGTAATCACCTTTTTCTAAATCATCTGTGCTATCAAGTATTGCTTTTTCCAATGCTTTGTGTCTACAAAAAGTTTCTAGGCTATCTAAAAACCATTCAATATGATTATCGGTAATGTTTTCTACACGTTCTAAGTCTACATTAGTTGTTGCACTGATTTGATCAATAGTAGGTATACTATTATATTCTGTTGTGTGATCTTTTAAGAACTTCACTGCATCTTGAAACTTCTTATTAAACATGTAAGGTTCAACAATATTGTTTACCCTCACAAAAAGTTCAGGATCGCTTACTAAAAAACGTAAAAATAGTTCTTGTACTTCTTCTGTGTATTCTTGTCTATCCATATATCTTACCTATTTGTTGCCAAAAGGATTGTGCTAATAATTTATGACCTTTTTCATTAGGATGTGTGTCATCTTGGCTAATTATATATTCCAAATTGTTGTTTAACATATTTGCAATTGATAGTTTTGTCCAGTTATTTTTATTTACTGCACTTTCTAAAATATGTATAATTGGTTGTTTTTGCGGACTATACATATGAGTAAACATATTACCTGCTATATGACTATCTGGACCCATACTAGTAAACAAATATTTAATGTTATGTTGTTCAAAGTAGTTTTGTAATATCAGTATGTTCTTCAAAGTACTTAGTCTGTAATCAGTGATAGATTGCAAGTACATCATATCTTCAGTTGCCGCATTAGAAATATGTACTAAATCTTTATCACGTGTTGTTGAACCTTTTTCAACAATAATATTCATTGATAAGTCTTCTGCAGAATTGTTATTTAAAACTGTAGTACCACCAATCCATTCTTTTAAGTTTGCATTATAATATTCCTTGCGGAACAAACTAGTCCATTGTATTACCGCCATGTAATTGCTCATGTCATTTTTACTGCAAAAATCTAGAGTAGTTCTCACTATCCTGTCATTACTACCTCCGGCCATTGATAAATTATGTACTTCTACAAACATGCCATTTTCTACTAGTTGCTGTGGCCATGTATTATCACCGTCAGTAAAACTACAACCATTTGCTAATAACTTCATATGTAGTTCCTCTTAGACAGTTCACTTACTATTGCTTCACTTATTAGTCTATGACCCTCTTGGTTAGGATGGTGATCATTTTCACTGACGTAATTAGCACCCATATATCCTGTAAAAGGCTGTGCTGTCCAACTAGATTTATCTAAAATATTTTTTAAATCTATTTCTAATTTTGAAGGCGGTGTTTCTATAATGTCAATACTCATATAATCTTGGGCATTTACAATATGATTGTAAAAAGACATTGATGTAAATAAAAATGGAATATTATTGCTTTTAAAATATTGCTCTAACACATATACATTTTTATAAAATTGTATTTGATAATCATTGAGAGATTTTAAAAACATAAGTTGTTGCTGTGAAGCATTTGATATTTTACTGTATGCTTTATGATTTCTAAATTTTTCTAATGCTAATCCATCGTCCATGTGTATGTTTACTGTTAGGTCTTCATCTTTAATACCTCTAGACAAAGATGAATGTATAGATGTAGTTGTATTGTTGCATATTCCTAACCATGTTTTAAATAGTTCGTTGTATACTTCAAATCTTATTGGCGATGTCCATTGAATAATAGCAATGGTGTCTACTGGACCTTTACTAAAATATTCCATTGTTGTTCTAAGTATTCTATCATTACTGCCACCAGCAAGAGCATAGTTTGTAACTTTATCAAACTTATCTGCTATCTGATTTGACCAAACATAATCAAGTGGAGGCGTAAGATTTCCTTGCTCGTCATGTACTTCACCATGCCCAGCACTAAAACTACAGCCGTTTACAAATAAATTCATAACATTTTTGCCTGTACTTGAATTTTAATTTTATTATCTGTTGCATTATCAACAATACTCTTTACTGTAAGTAATCTACCATACATATCAACAGCATCAGCGGCATCTTTAATACTAGGTGCCCAACTTGGGAAACTAACTTCCCAACCCAGTTCAACTGCTTGATCAATAAGTTCTTTACCAGCACTATCTCTGTCAGGACAAAGTATAACACGTTTGTTTAGTTTGTCAATTAAATGTGCTTGTTCACTAGTAACACCATTACCTAGCACACTAATACCATCGACAAGGATTGCATCAAACACACCTTCAGTTACTATTACAAAATCTCTATTGCTTTGCACAAATTGATCAAGGTTAAATACATAACCACTTTGCATGTTAAGTAAATATTTAGGGGTTTCCTTGTCCGGTGGATTTACATGTCTACCAGTCCAGCCTACTAATTGATTATTGTACATAAAAGGCACAACTAATCTTGAATTGTAAAGTTTGTTATCAATAAACAATAATGGATAGTTTCCTAACAATCCTCGTTCAATAGCATATTGTTTTACCTTATGTGTATCATCTAAATTTTCTACTAGTTGTACTGTGTCTGGTAAAGACACTATATCAAAATTAGATGCACTATAAACATAACTGTCAATGTTTTCATCTATGTCTAATTCATCACCATGCTTCATTAAAGCCAATACAACTTCATGTATATCTTTAGTTGATGCACCTAATGTTTCACATAACTTTTTGTACTTGCCTCCAAGTCTTGGACTTGGGCTCCAGCCTGTTGTGAAATTACAATTAAAACAATGAAAACTTACTTTGCTATTGTTTTGTATTACACCACCACGTTTACGTTTATCACTACACATAGGGCAATTAAACGTAACCCAACCACTGGGCGTTTTGCCAGAGTTCAACGGAATTCTATCTAATAGAAGTCTATGTACTAATTCTACAAGGTCGTGATGATGCATAGTAGTATTATAGCATCTTTACTGTAAAAGTCAACTAGTTTCTAAGTAAAACTTTGTTGATTGTTCCGGCTGTTGGTTCTGCTTTTATTCTGATCCAATTAGTGTTTACAGTAAAGTTAAACGGGTCAACTCCATTGTATGCATCTGTGTACGGTACAAATGGTTGTCCGGCATCACCTTGAACATTTATATTGTACCAATCTGATTCTTGTGTAGGTGCTGTTTCTAATGCACTACCTTGAACAAAAACGTTGCCAACAAAATTAGTTAAATAAAGTGCTAATGTATGCCTACTATGTTGATAATTGCTATCTTGATTTCCATACATTGCTGAACTAACAAATACATTAGAAGCATCACCTTGATCAGTGTTGCCTGTTTGAGTAAATGTTTTTTCTTGAGTGGGGATTGGTTCATATTCCAAACTACTCAAAACTTCCAAGTCAGTAATTATCCTATCGTTTTGATTTGCATATAAAGGATATTCTGTTACACCATCTGAGCTCTCACTAATAGCAATTTGGTATAAGCCTTTATTTAGATTCTTAAGATCACCAATTACTAAATCCAGTGTTGCTTCTCCGCTACTGCCACCACTAACCAAAGTAAGTTGCTTATGCAATACTCTACGTTTTGTATTAGGGTTTATGACACTTGCATACAATGTTTTACCACTAAGGCTTTGTAATACTCTATCTCTATTTCTTACAAAGAAACTTAATGTGTTATTAAATCCTTTATGTACTACTAATTTTTTCTGATTCATAGGTCTATTATCCACTTTTATGCCTTCACTGGTAAGTACCAAATCAATATTTTGCATATCATTTAGTATATATAATGTGTGACTACTTGCGTGAGACATAATTTTTTATCCATTCATTTATTGTATTTATCTAGAATCCGTATAAATATCTACGATGACTAATGAGAATAAACTACAAAAAAAATTTCCATTTCTAACAGGCATCCAATACAACACAATAGAATATGTTGGTATAGTACAAAATACTGACAACCAAATCATTAGTTTTTATGATATTGACATGTGTCGTAATGATGTTGAAAAGAAACTAATGCTTGAATACGGTGATTTATGGTGGTGGGAATCAAACAGACAATTACCTATAGACGTATTTTTATTTCAAGAAATGCAAAATTTTAGGCATTGTGTTAAAACTTTTATACTAAAAGAAACGGAAATTTTATTTGGACCTACAATAAGTATGCAAAACATACTTAAAAAACGAATAAAAAGACGAAGTATTCAATTAGTTAAGAAAACTGATTAGCCTGCTCACAAATTAAATTTAACTGAACAATAATAGCAACTGCATAACCTACGGCATGACTTTTCTTGAAAAAGTATTCATCTGTCTTTTCCCATACTTCTTTTTCAATTACTTCCCATGTGTTTCCTACCAGATACCGTTTACCTGGCCTAATCATTGCAAGTATCATTGCTAATTGTTCAATGCTAGTAGGCATGTGTTGTTTAACAATATCATAATGTTTGTTTATATGGAATAGTTGATCTACTATTTCTTTATGACCAAATAGTTCCCATAAAGGTTCAGTGTCTATCAATCTATCTAAGTGTGCTTCACTCTCAACACTTTCATATACATGGTTGTTAAGTACATCAAGTTTAAAATAACCCAACTTTTCTGCTTCTTTATGATCTATTGTGCTGAAGCCTTCTAGTGGAAAATGTGGTATAGGCTGTAAATATACACCTGTATTATGTTTATCAAATGATTCTTCTCTTTTAATACTTGCAGGTATATGATCGATGAACTTTAACAGTTCATCTCTGTTTGCCATATCTATATCTACATCAAAATCTATTTTCATTTCATTTTATCAAACATCTGTTGTGCATTATAACATTCTTTTAGAGGATTGTCATCCTCTAAATCTTCAATCACTTTAAGTAATGCATTTAACTTTCTTAATTTTTCTTCTGTAATTACTTCATTGCCAACAGTAATAGAAGTATCTACTTTATATCCATCATAATCTAATGTAATATTTTTTGATGTATCTAAAGTATATGTTGTTGCAATGTTATCATAATCATTTAAAGTAACAGTAATATTATCAACATCGCAATCATTATTCATAGTAGTGTAAATTGGACCATTGTAAATATCATCTAGACTTTTCATAATTCTTTGCCTTTGAACTCTTCTGCAAGTGGAAATATGTTTGCTATAACATCTGCTACTGCATGAGCAATATCAATATGTTCTTTTTGTGTACCATTAGCACCACGTAATTCAATGTAATGAATCCAACTACGCAACGTACCAT